AGCGGCCAAGATCGCGCCACGGTTCCAGGGTCGATGAGGGTGGTGGGGGCCTGCGCTCCCAGAGGGCCGATGCGGAACCGTTACCCCAGGTCAGCCAAGGGATTCCGGCACCAGAGGCTTGCCCGCGATGGCGTCGGCGACATGATCAGGAGTGAGTGCATCCGACCCATACACAGCGGCGAACGCCTGGAGCGCGCCAAGGGGCGTCGAGGGGTCAGCCGGGCCATCCACGATGGTCGTGCCGGTGACGAGCTGGGCGAATGCCAGCCCTACCTCGAAGTCGTCCTGTGCGCTCATGGAGCGATCCTAGCCCCTCAGACTCACTGGGCGGCCTCTCGGCCGCCACAGAGCCGTACGTCGTCTTCGACAGGTGCCGGGCTCCGCCCGGCCACAGCCGCTTCGCTCTCACAGCACACCGCCGTCGCCCCTTCGGGTCGCCGTCGAGACTCACTGTGCAAGTGTGACAGCCGTCACACGAAGACGCCTGCAACTTCCGAGGGACTTCCACCCATCTATTAGTGTAGAGGTTGAGCAGTAGAGGCTGAGGCTCCTGACGGAGCCTACTTGTCGAAGACGAAGTACAAGATGTGAGCCTCGCTGTCGCGAGGCTACTTCCCCTTGGGTCTCTACGAAGTACAAGTCTTGTCCCCGAGTCGATCGCTTCGGGCAGCTCACTCTTCAGTGAGGACATCGTCGGGGACACCAACGTCGGGGGTGGTCACATGGCTGGCTGGTCCGGATCGGATCGCAGACAGAGACTCCCCCAGAACTGGGCGCAGATCCGGCGTCGCATCTTGCGACGCGACGGCAACCGCTGCGTCTGGGTGTTCGAGGGCAAGCGCTGTGAAGAGGTGGCGACGGAGGTCGACCACATCATCGCGGGCGACAACCACGACGACTCGAACCTTCGGTCGTTGTGCTCGTGGCACCACCAGAAGAAGTCCTCCTCGGAGGGGCGAGCGGCCCAGCTCGCCAAGCGTCGGCAGATCGAGAAGAGGTTCCGGCGCAACGAGTCCCATCCGGGGCTCCTCTGATCTTGGGACGCCCAAGCGGCGATCAAGTTGAACAACACGCGCGACAGCGCGGGCGTCCCAACGCCACTTCGGTGGCTCCCCGTCCTCCTCTCCGGGTCGAGCCCCGATCGGCGCTCCAGGGTCCTCCTCTCCCCTGTTGAGCGCCCAGCCCCCAGGTACTCGCTACCACCTGGGGGCTCAGACTTCCCGCGCGCCGCGACCAGAGATGGGGAAGCGCGCGGGTGAGATCCACACCGATCACCTTGGAGGTACGCCCTTGGCAGTCATCGCTGAGTTCCGTTACGCCCAGATCGGCCGTGTGGAGTCCGATCTCTGACAAGGAGGTGATCCCGTGCCCTGCGGCACGATCTGTCCTGGTGGTCCCTGTGCTGGCTGTCCCCTCGCGGGACTCCGGTGACCGTCTGGACCTGGCTCTGGATCTTCTGGATCGGAGCCTTCGTCGTCATCGAGGGTGTCGCCCTGGCCCGCAAGGCTCCGGGTGACACGCTCTCCGAGCACGTCTGGAAGTGGTTCCACACACAGCAGGGCCAGAAGTGGAGCAAGACCACGCGGCTGCGTCGGTTCGTGCTTCTCGCCTTCATGGCGTGGCTCGCTGTCCACTTCCTCACTGGAGGTCTCTTCTGACCCGCGTGCTCTACTTCAGCTCGCCGATGTGCCGACCCTGTCGGTCGTTCGGCCCGCTCCTCACGAAGGAGCTGGAGGCTCGTGACATCGAGCCTGAGCGCATCGACGTAACCACCGAGGCTGGCCTTGCGCTGGCCGACGAGTACAGCGTCATCGCCGTTCCGACCGTCGTCATCGAGAACGACGGCAAGGAGGTGCGCCGCTTCGGCGCGCTCCTCGGCGATCCGCTGCTGGACGCGCTCAGCGTCCTCTGACTGAAGGAGGTGAGCCAGGTGCCTGGCCCCGTACCCAACCGCGAGTCAGACCTGGCTCGCCCCCGCTCCCGCAAGGGCGGGGATGTTCAAGAGGTCACCAAGGGCGAGATGCGCCCGGTCAAGATCCCGAACGCGGATCGCGACTGGCACCCCATCGCACGTCGCCTCTGGGACTCCTTGAAGACTTCCGGCCAAGCGGACTTCTACCAGAACTCCGACTGGGCCTTCGCCTACTCGCTGTGCGAAGACCTCTCGTACTACAAGAAGTCCGGCAAGCGGTCGGGGCAGATGCTCCAGACCATCTACTCCGCGTTCGAGCGCCTGCTCGTCGCCGAGGGAGACCGCCGCCGCGTACGCATCGAACTGCATGAGCCCGAGCCTGAGACGACGCCTGCGTCCGTCCTGGCCATCGCCGACTACCGACAGGAGCTGGGGCTCGACTGACCCCGTAGGGACGGTGAGCCTTGACTCCGCAAGCAGGCTTGACCCTCGAAGAGATCGAGGCTCTGGAGCCCGAGTTCCATGGTCCCACCTGGCAGAAGGACGCCTTCGGTCAGTGGGTCCTCCCGAAGCACACGCTCGGCTGGCAGATCGCTGGCTGGTGCGCCCAGTGGCTCCGTGCTGAAGACGGCGGCCCCTGGAAGTTCACCAAGGAGCAGCTTCGCTTCGTCCTCCACTGGTACGCCGTGGACGAGACGGGTCGGTTCACCGCCCGCAAGGGCGTGCTTCAGCGCCTGAAGGGCTGGGGCAAGGACCCGCTCCTCGCGGTCCTCTGCCTGGTCGAGCTGGTCGGACCCTCGCGCTTCTCCCACTGGGACGAGAACGGGGAGCCGGTCGGCGAGCCTCACCCGCAGGCGTGGGTTCAGGTCACGGCTGTCAACCAGTCGCAGACCACGAACACCATGTCGCTCATCCCGTCCCTCATGTCGGACGCCTTCAAGGCGCACTTCGACATCAAGGACGGCGCGGTCCTCATCCGTGCCAACGGTGGCAAGCAGCGCCTCGAAGCGGTGACCTCGTCGTACCGAGCCCTGGAGGGCAAGCGGACGACGTTCACCCTGCTCAACGAGACGCACCACTGGGTGTCCGGCAACAACGGCCACAAGATGTACGAGACGATCGACGGTAACGCGACCAAGAAGGACTCGCGCTACCTGGCGATCACGAACGCCTACCTGCCCGGCGAAGACTCTGTCGCCGAGCGGATGCGCGAGTCGTACATGAAGATCGCCGAAGGCCGCGCGATGGACGTGGGCTTCCTCTACGACTCCGTCGAGGCGCACGCCAAGACGCCCCTCACACCTGATGCTCTCCGCATCGTCATCCCGAAGATCCGGGGTGACGCCGTCTGGCTGAACGTCGACTCGATCATCCAGTCCGTTCTGGACACCACGATCGCGCCGTCGCGTTCACGCCGGATGTGGCTCAACCAGATCGTCGCCGAGGAAGACGCCCTCTACGGTCCTGCCGAGTGGGACGTGCTCCGCAACGAGCGACTGACCCTTCAGCCGGGCGACGAGATCGTCCTCGGCTTCGACGGTGGCAAGACCCACGACGCGACCGCCCTTGTGGCGATCCGCGTCCGGGACATGGCCGCCTTCCTGCTGGGTCTGTGGGAGAAGCCGGACGGACCCCAGGGTGAGAACTGGGAGGTCCCGCGCTGGGAGGTCGACTCCGAGGTGCACAGCGCCTTCAAGCAGTTCAAGGTCCAGGCGTTCTACGCCGACGTGGCCCTGTGGGAGTCGTACATCTCCGAGTGGTCCGAGACCTACGGTGACGGCCTGGCGGTCAAGTCGCCGGTCGGTCGCGATGCGATCGGCTTCGACATGCGTTCCTCGCTGAAGCTCGTGACGATGGCGCACGAGCGCCTGATGCGGACCATCTTCGACAAGAAGCTCGCCCACGACGGCGACCGATCGCTGCGTCGCCACGCGCTGAACGCACGTCGGCGAACGAACAACTACGGCGTCTCCTTCGGCAAGGAGTCCAGAGAGTCGCCTCGCAAGGTCGACGCCTACGCGGCGCTGATGCTTGCGCACGAAGCCCTGTACGACCTCCGCGCTCGTGGGAAGAAGCAGAAGGCCCGCTCGGGTCGCGGCTACTTCCTGTGACGTGTGCAACTTGAACCGAAGGGACGGTGAGCGTGGCAGACACCTCGCCTGCATCGTTGGCGAAGCAGCTCCTGTCCATCTTGGACAGGGACAGCGCACGCCTCGAACGCATCGACAACTACCTGCACGGCAAGCATGACGACCCGTACATGCCGCCGCAGGCCGACGACGAGTACAAGCTCCTGGCCAAGCGAGCTGTGTCCAACTGGACGCCGCTCCTGGTCAACACACCGGCACAGGCGCTCTACGTGGACGGCTTCCGTCCGGGCTCGTCGGGAGGTTCCCTCCCGCGAGCTGTTGAGTCCGACTCCCCCGAGTGGAACCACTGGCAGCGTTCCCGGCTCGACGCCCGACAGGCGGCGGTCTACAAGGGCGCGCTGACCTACGGCCACGCCTTCACGGTCACCGAGAAGGACAAGAAGGGCAACGTCGTGACGAAGGGCCTGAGCCCGCGTCGCACCGCTGCTCTCTTCGAGGACCCGGCGAACGACGACACCCCGTACGCGGCGCTGACCGTGACCGTCTGGCCCAAGGGTGAGGCGGTCGGCAAGGCCCGCATGTGGGATGGCACGAGCGAGTACGCCGTCACCTTCAAGTCGCTCGGCGACGACGAGGGTGTTCGCGTTGCCGCCAAGGCCAAGCGCCATGGCGCGAGCGAGTGTCCGGTCACCCGGTTCGCTGCTTCGGTCGACCTCGACGGTCGCACCATCGGCGTGATCGAGCCGATGATCCCGCTCCAGAACCGCATCAACCAGTCGGTCTTCGACCTGCTGGTCGCTCAGACCTACACCTCGCACGAGGTCCGGTACGCGACCGGCATGGCCCCTCCGATCCAGCGTGACCCCGAGACGGGCGATCCGATCCTGGACGAGAACGGCCAGCCGAAGCCGATCCCCATGAACCACAACGCTCGTCGCTTCCTGTTCGCCGAGGACCCGGACGTGAAGTTCGGCTCTCTGCCGGGAGGCCCGATCGGGTCGCTCATCGACTCGATCGACATGAGCATCCGACACCTCGCGGCCGTCTCGCAGACGCCGCCTCACCACCTGCTGGGCCAGATCGCCAACCTGAGCGCGGAAGCGCTCCTCGCGGCGGAGACGGCGCTGAGCAGGAAGATCGCGGAGTTCAGAGCCATCTTCGGAGAATCCTGGGAGCGGGTCTTCCGCCTCGCCGCCGAACTGTCCGGCTCGACCGCCTCCGCCGATGACTTCATGGGCGAGGTCATCTGGCGCGACATGGAGTCGCGCTCTCTCGCTCAGGCGGCTGACGCTCTGGGCAAGCTGAAGGAACAGCTCGGCATCCCGGCCAAGGGCCTCTGGAAGCGTGTACCTGGCGTCACGCAGACGGAGTTCGAGGACTGGGAAGAACTCGCCGAGGACGAAGACGCTCAGCTCGCTCTCGCTCAGTCCATCCGACGCGCCACCCCCGATCCGGTTACCCCGGCTGAGGAAGAGGTGGTCGCTGCGTGACGACGCCCGCTCGGCAGAAGGAAGCCGACGAGGCGTCTGTCGCCTTCCACGTCGCGCTGACCCAGATCGGTGTCGGCACAGTGGAAGACGCACTGAAGCTGTGGTCCGAGGTCCCGCCTACCGCGCGGGCCTCGACCGCAACGAGCTGGCTCCGCAAGGCCGTGCACCTGGTGATGACCAGGCGCTCTCGGTCTCGCGAGCTGGCTCGGGCGTACTACCGCCTGGTCCGCGCACTGCGGACTGGGACGACCGTCGCCAATCCTCGCAAGCCCGAGCCCAGGTACATCACGCTCGACACCTTGCGTCGCGAGTTCGCCGCTCTCACCGGAGGGGCTGAGCAGCCCCAGGAGGGCCGTTCAGAGTCCTCCCCTACCGAGAGTCCGGACTCGCCCCCACAGCCTGCTGACGCCCCGCCCAGCGGTGCGGACGAGCCGACTGACGCTCCTGCGGAAGAAGAGTCCGAGGACGCAGAGGCCGACCGCATCCTGGTCGAGGAGCTGGCAGGGCTCCGTGAGGAAGAGGATCGGATCGAACGCGAGGCGCAGGCCGAGCTGGAGGAAGCACTCCAGAACCTCGGCCCCGCGAACCTCGACAAGAAGCTCGACAGCATCGACACCGACGCACCGGCCAAGGACGTGGACAGGCTCCGCGACGAGGCCCACGCGCAGGCTGGTGCCCGTCAAGCTGCCGCAGCAGAGCGCGTGACCATGAACGGCGCACGCTCGACGGTCTGGAACCACGCCAACCGCGACAGGCGCGCGATCGGCTACATCCGCTTGTCGCGCACCGGAACCCCGTGTGGGTGGTGCGCGATGTTGATCTCTCGTGGTCCCGTCTACCGCTCCGAGAGGAGCGCTGAGTACGCAGACGGCGACAAGTACCACGACAACTGCCACTGCTACGCCGAGCCCGTGTTCTCGCGCGAGCAGTACCGCAACTCCTCTCTGTACGAGCTGAACCGCAAGTACGAGGAGCTGTGGCCCCAGGTGACGAAGGGGCTGTCTGGCAAGGCAGCCGTCTCCGCCTGGCGTCGGTTCATCCGAACCGAGCAGAAGGCCGCTGCCCAGGAGGCACGGCGCAAGTCCACTACGAACGTCCAGGAGGCGTAACCCGTGAGCACCCCGACCGAGACCCCGAACCCCGAGTCCACCGTCGTCACCGAGGAGAAGCCCTCCGAGGAGACCCCGGAGACGCCGACCGAGGAGACCGAGTCCACCGAGGAGAAGCCGGAAGGCGAGACCGAGGAGAAGGACCCCGAGGCCGAGCTGCCGGACTGGGCACGCAAGGAGCTGACCAAGACTCGCGGCGAGGCCGCGAACTACCGGGTCAAGCTGCGCGAGGCCGAGGGTGCACTGAAGAACGCCAAGACCGTCGAGGAGTACGAGGCTGCCACCGCGCAGCTCTCGGACAAGATCGCCGAGCTGGAGACCCAGCTCATCCGCGAGAAGGTCGCTCGGAAGTACGAGCTGCCCGACGAGCTGGCTGCCCGCCTTCAGGGTGCCGATGAGGCTGCCCTCGAAGCGGACGCGAAGGCCCTCCAGAAGTTCGTGACCCCCGCCGTGCCTGAGTCCCTGGGTGGTGGCCTCACCCCGGATGACGGCGAGGACGACTTCGACCCGGTCAAGGCCGTGGCGAACTACCGCCGCTCCCGCTACTGACCGGATCTTCCCTCCGCCGCGTGTGCAACCTGCGCACGTTCTGCCAAGACATCACAAGGAGTAACCCACAGTGACGCACTCCGTCATCAAGCCCGAGAAGATCGCCGCGACTGCGGCCGTCGCTCTGGAGCAGTCCCTCGTCGTTCCCGCCCTCTTCCAGCGCGAGGGCATCGACCAGTTCAAGGGTGCCAAGGACGACACCATCAACGTCAAGGTCGAGGGCGTCCTGCCCTTCCGGACCTACGACTGGCGCTCTGGCCAGGTCGGTACCCCGAACGCCAACGGCGGGGTCCGCAAGGCCATCGAGTTCGATGAGTACACCGAGAAGACCGTCGCGGTCTCCTTCGGCGGCAACATCTACTCGGCCGTCGCCCTGACGGACGAGCAGCGCGACTTCGACCTGAACGGCTGGGCGAAGCTCGTCTCCAAGCAGACCGAGGCGATCAGCCGGGGTCTGGAGCGCGGCGCGGTCGACAAGCTGCTCGGCCAGAACTACCAGGTCGTCCTCGGTGGCGCTGTCGCCAGCCGAGTCAACAACCTGCGCGCGACCCTGATCCGTGCCCGCGACGTGCTCAACAAGTTCCGCGTCCCGGCCGAGGGCCGCGTGCTCCTGGTCGGTTCGGACTGGGAGGTCGCCCTCCTGTCCGACGAGAAGCTGAACCTCGCGGGCAACGTCGGCGAGGCCGAGGCTGTCGCCGCACTGCGCGAGGCCACCATCGGTCGCCGGTACGGCTTCGACATCGTGGTCTCCCAGGAGGTCCCGGCTGACGCGGCCTTCGCCATGCACCGCTCCGCGTTCATCTTCGCGACCGGTGCCCCGACCGTCCCGCAGTCGGTTGTCGGTGGCTCCGCCTCCGCGAACGGCGTGGCCGTGCGCTGGCTCCAGGACTACGACGCCCTGCACCTCACCGACCGCTCGGTCATCAACACCTACAAGGGCTTCCGCGAGGTGAAGGACCAGCTCATCGGCATCGACGGCCAGGGCCAGGCGTTCGTCTCCGAGTACGAGCACTTCGTCCGCGCGATCAAGCTCGACCTCGACGCGACGGTCGACGTGCTGCCCGACCCGGACGGCCCGGACGCCGCGCAGGTCGAGCTGGCCGCGATCACCGGCGTCAAGGGTGCCGCTGACGGCGCTGGCGTCTGATCGACCCGCTGAGTGAGGGGGCTGCCTTCGGGTGGCCCCCTCCTCGCCCCTTCAGCAAGGAGTACACACATGGCCTACGCCACGCTTGACGAGCTGAAGGGTCGGCTCGACTGGACCCTCGACCCGGACGAGGAGCGCATCGCAACGAGCGCGCTCGAAGACGCCTCCGACCTGGCTGCCTACCACGGCAGTAACTGGGCGGAAGGGTCGGCACCTCGCCTGGTTCGCACCCTGGTCCTGAAGGCATCGGCTCGGTACATGCGGAACCCCGGTGGGTACACGCAGTCCCGCGCTGGTGACGAGACCCTGGGCTGGAGCGACGCGGCTGGCGAGAACGCTGGCACCGTCTACTTCACCGACGAGGAGATCAAGCTCCTCGCTTCCCTGGGCGGCAAGAACCCCGGCATCTACTCGGTGCCCGTCACCGCCTGGAACACACACCTCACCCCCAGCACCGGCTACGTCTCGGTCGACAACGGTGGCTCCGACTACCCCTTCTTCGCTGAGGGGTACGAGTGAGCGTCCAGCGTCGGCGAGGCCAGGTAGCCCGCATCTGGAAGACGACGAAGGTCATCGACAACCGGGGCAACGATGTGCATGTTGCGCACAACGATGGCCCCCACGAAGTGCGCGCCGCGTTCATCCCGCAGCGCTCCGCCAAGGCCGAGGTGCCTGGCCAGATGCAGATCAACATCACCCGGATGATCGTCGCCGCCAACCTCGAAGGCGTCGAGCTGTGGTCGCGCGTCGAGTGGGACGGCAAGCAGTGGGACATCGTCACGCCGCCCGCCTACCACCACGGCACACGCCACACACGCCACTGGTCCATCGACATCCGAGAGAGGCCCTGATGGCGAAGATCTACTCGCGCGTCGGTGGACGCGACCTCGAACAGTTCATCGCCCTGAACGAAGTGGTTCAGGACGAGCTGGACAACCGGACCTTCGAGATCGCGGTCCGAGCTGAGGGCTACCTCGCTGAGACGCGACTCGACAAGAACAACGGCGGCGACTCCTTCATCGACGTGGAGCGCGGCAAGGTCGACCGCTACGTCGTGCTGAGCGACGAGCGCGGCCAGAACGCTGCGCTGTCCATCGAGTACGGCCGTGCCGCAGGCGAGTACGAGACCAGGGACAAGAAGACCGGCGAGACCATCACCGTCCAGTACGGCGAGATGGAAGGTCTCTACATCCTGGCCCGCGCCTCGAACCTGCCCAAGAAGCGGAAGGGCAAGGTGCAGCTCGACTGATGGCTGGACTCCCCGCAGAGATCAAGGCTCTCGCGGAGCTGAGCCCGGTCGAAGACCTGCTCCTCGTCGTCCTCCGGGACGGCCTTCCTGGCATCCAGGTCAAGACGCTCATCTCCGCCGACCAGACGTTCCCCCTGGTCCTCATCCGCCGTAACCCCTCCTTCGGAGAGTGGTCCGGCGACACACGCTTCACCGACTCCGCGCAGGTGTCTGTTCAGACCTTCTGCGAGGACCCGAACGGTGACGAGGACGCGGCCATCCTCGCCGAGGCGTGCCGTGTAGTCCTCCGCGACGCCTGGCTCAGCCAGAAGGTCGTGCCCGGCAGAGGTCACTTCATCGACGTGCAGATGACCTCCGCTCCTCGACGGGTCACGGACTGGGCGACGGCCGCTGGCCCCGTGCAGTACGCGGACCTCCCGACCGGTGTGTGGCGCTACGAGACGGTCTACCAGATCGACATCCGCAAGCCACGAACCCGGCCCTTCCCCATCCCGAACCCCTGACAAGGAGTAACCCTTCGTGGCACTGAACGATGCCGCCACTCTTGTCGTCGGAAGCGGCAACTACCTGACCGCTCCGACCGGCACGGCGATCCCCGGCGACCTGCTCGCACCGGCTTCCCCCTGGGAGGCTGTCGGCCACACCTCGCTGGAGGAGATCTTCTCCATCAGCTCCGAGGGTGGCGAGGCGACCGTCCTCGGCACGCTCCAGAACAAGAACCTCCGGACGAAGTACAGCGCCCGGACCGAGACCATGACGTTCACGCTCCAGCAGTTCGACGTGGACGGCCTGAAGCTCTACTACGGCGCGAACGCCCCTGTCCTCCAGGACGGTACGGTCGGTGTCCCCTCGGACCCGCAGCCGACCGTGTGCGCGTTCCTCGCGATCTTCGTGGACGGCGAGAACCACTTCGCCTTCTACGCCCCGAAGGCCGAGATCTACCGCGCCGACGACCTGGCCCTCTCGGACACCGAGTCCCTGGCCGGTCTGCCCCTCGGTGTCAAGCCGATGACCCACAACACCAACTCCTGGACCTACGCGATCACCCCGCTGGGTGGCGGCGACATCGCTGCGACCGGCGCGACCGCTGGCACTCCGGGCTCGTTCACCCCGGCTGGCGCTACCGCCCCGGCGAACCTCGCTGCGCTCCAGGCGTCCTCGGTCGTCGCTTCCCCGGCGACCGCGTGGACCACGGGCCAGTACGTCGACCTCGGCGACGGCTCCGACGCCCACTGGGACGGCGACTCCTGGGCCTCGGGTCAGGCTCTCTGATCCCGGTCCTCTGACCACCCCGCGCGTGAGTGATGCGGACCTCTCACGCGCGGGGTTCATCCCCCTCTTCAGTCCGCACCCGCTTCATCCCACCGACCACAGGAGGTCCGCAACCCCATGGCCAGCTACTCGCTCGACAGCATCCGTGAAGCCGCAGAGGCGAAGTACGGTTCGACCGACATCGACCTGGGCAACGGCGTCGTCCGTCTGCTCAACCCGCTCCGCCTGCCGAAGACCAAGCGCGACGAACTCGCCACCCTCCAGGACAAGCTGGAGCAGGACGGCGTCGACCAGGAGACCGTCCTCGGTGAGGCGATCCTCCTCGTCGCTGAGTCCGAGTCCAAGGGCAAGGCGCTGCTGAAGGCCGTGGGCGGTGACCTCGCGGTCCTCGCCGAGATCTTCGAGACCTACGGCAAGGGCACCCAGGTGGGGGAAGCCTGAGCCTCGCCCGGCTCGTAGACGACTACGGAGAGGGCCTGTACCCCGACCTGCGGTTCTACTACGGCATCGACCTTGCCGAAGTGATCGCGGGTCGGGGTCCTTCTCCGTCGCTCGTCATCCTGTTGGTGCAGAGGCTCCCTGACACTTCGCTCACCGCCGCGCTCGCGTCGGGCGGTAGGGAGCAGTTCGGCTGGGGCGTAGACCGCCACATGACCGCCGACATCTTCGACGCACTCAACCAGAACACCAGGGCAACCGGGAACTGGGGCAAGAAGGGGGCACCCAAGCTCCCCGAGTACCCCCGGCCCAAGGTCAAGAAGTCCTCGAAGGAGGACCGACCGAAGAAGAAGGTCAGGGTCGCTGACCTGTTCAACCAACTCTCCCGGAGGTAGTCCATGCCCGGTAGTCCCGGAGGGCAGTCGATCGGCCGCGTGTCGGTCAAGGTTCTCCCTGACACGAGCCGCTTCAAGCGGGACGCCGAGAAGGCGCTCGACCGCATCGAGAAGACGCTCGAACCGATCAAGATCAGCACCAAGATCGACATGTCTGGTGCGAGCCGCGAGTTCCTGACGGAGCTGCGGAAGATCAACCAGCGGAACCGGCAGTCGGACTCCCGCAAGATCAGGTTCCACACCACCATCTCCAAGGACGGCATGACCGAGGCTGTGTCTCGGGCCGTGCGCCAGATCCAGGAGAAGGCCGACCAGCGGAAGATCAAGCTCACCCTCGACGGCGTTGACGTCAAGTCGGATGTGCAACTTGAACTGAATCGCCAGTCGGCCGACCGCGTGAAGGATCAGATCAAGGACTGGGCTGACGACATCAGCCCGATCAAGATCCCGGTCGAGCCCGACTGGAGTGCTACCGGCGCACGCATCACAGCGGGTCGCCTCGCGGTCCTGACCCGGCCGCGCACCGTGTCGATCATCCCGAAGCTCAACGAGGCCGCGCTCGTCAAGGTGGGCACCGCACTCGCGGCGCTCTCCGGGATGCGCGTGATCAACAACATGTTCCAGAAGTTCGGGAACATCCTGAAGAACCTCGACAAGAACGTGCCGATCATCGGCACCATCGCGACCGCCATCGCAGGTCTGACCTCCGGTGCGCTCGCGCTGACCTCGAACCTCTTCGCCCTGTCGGCTGGCCTGGCCCAGATCGGGGCAGTTGGCCTCACTCTGCCCGGCATCCTGGGCGGCTTCGCGGTCGGCATCGGCGTCACCGTCGCTGCGCTGAAGGACTTCAACACGCAGGTCCCGCAGCTCAAGAAGTCGCTGTCCGAGATGCAGAACTCAATCAGCTCGAAGTTCTGGGACGAGGCGCGTGAGCCCATCCGCGACCTGGTCGACAACCTGCTCCCCCGCTTCGCCAAGGGCTTCGACCTCACGGCGACCGCGTCCGGCAAGTTCTTCGGTCAGTTCGCCACCGACCTCACGGCTGCGCTGAACCCCGAGATTGTCGACAAGATGTTCGGCTACCTGAACCAGTCGATCGCGACTGCGACAGGCGGCACGAAGGTCTTCTCCTCGATCATCGCCCAGCTCGGCGAGGTCGGCACCAGCTACCTGCCCAACCTGGCTGGCTGGTTCGTCAACATCTCGAAGCAGTTCGATGAGTGGCTGAAGAAGAAGGGTCAGCTCGGGCTCCGCGCTGAGATCGACCAGGGCATCGAAGCCCTGAAGGATCTCGGCGGCATCCTCGCGGAGACGGTCGGCATCCTCGGTGGTGTCGCTCGCGCAGCCGAAGCGGCTGGCGGTTCGTCGCTGGACAAGCTGCGCCAGGGCCTCGACAAGATCCACACGATCGTGGACAGCGAGCCCTTCCAGAAGGGCCTGACCGGCGTCTTCGAGGCGGCTCACAAGGCGATGACGAACCTGGCCAACGGTGCCGGTCCGGCAGTGAAGCAACTCTTCATCGAGCTGTCCGAGCTGATGACCACCGTTCTCCCGCAGGCCGGTTCGATCATCGGTACGGCTCTCGGTGCCATCGCCAGCGCGCTCTCGCAGCCCGCTGTGACCGAAGGCATCAAGGCCATGTTCACGGCGCTCTACCAGGCGGTCACGACCCTCGCTCCCGCGATGGCTCCGCTCGGTCAGGCGCTCGGCGCACTGATGCAGGTCATTGCGGTCATGCTCCCCATGATCGCCCAGCTTGCGTCGGCCGCGATCATCCCGCTCGCAAACGCCTTCAGCCAGCTCGCACCCATGATCACCCCGGTCATCACGACCCTCGGTGGCGCGCTGCTCTCGGCCTTCCAGACCCTTGGTCCGATCATCCAGCAGATGGTCCCGCTCGTCGGCCAGATGCTCACCGCAGCCTTCGGGATGCTGAGCACGATCCTGCCGCCGATCGCGCAGATCTTCACGATGATCCTCCAGGCGGTCATGCCCCTGGCACAGACCCTGATCAGCGCACTCGCGCCGATCCTCCCGGTTCTGGCCGCTGCCCTGAACACCGTCCTGACGGCCCTCCAGCCGATCATCCAGACGGCGCTTCAGATCATCACCGCGATCATCGAGCCCCTGCTCCCGATGCTGTCCGGCATCATCCAGGACTTCCTGCCCAAGCTGGCGGATGCCCTGAAGCGACTGCTCGAAGCCATCCAGCCTGTGCTCGATGCGCTCCTTGCAGTCGTGAACTTCCTGATGCCGATCCTCGTGCCGGTGCTCCAGTTCATCATCGCGATCCTCGCGGACTCGCTGGTGGCTGCGGTCAACGGTGTGGCTCTCGTCTTCGAGGGCCTGGTCGAGATCATCAAGGGTGCCTGGGACATCATCGTCGGCGTCATCAAGATCGCCTTCGGTCTCGTCAAGGCCATCTTCACGGGCGACGGCGACCTCCTGGAGGAGGGCTGGAACCAGCTCTGGAACGGCATCAAGACGTTCCTGAAGGGCATCTGGGACACGATCCTGGGACTCTTCCGGACCTTCCTCTCGATCGGCATCCTCGGCACCGCAACCAAGGTGCTGAAGGCCATCGGCCAGGGCTTCAAGGCCGGATGGGCTGCGGTCAAGGGCTTCGGTGACGACGCCTGGAACGCGATCAAGGGCGGCTTCTCGTCGTTCATGTCGTGGCTCGGCGGCCTTGCGTCCTCGGGCATCTCGGCTGTCGGCCGGTTCTTCTCGCAGGGCTGGACCTCGATCCGCACCACCGCTACCGACGCGCTCGGCAAGCTGCTCTCCGCAGTCGGCCAGTGGATCGGCAAGGCGGTCACCGCGATCGGTGAGCTGCCCGGCAAGGCCAAGTCCGCGCTCGGCGACCTCGGGGGTTACCTGAAGGACGCGGGCATGAAGCTCATCAGGGGCTTCATCAACGGCATCAAGGACATGTTCGGCTCGGTGAAGTCGACCCTCGGTGACCTCACCAGCAAGCTGACCTCCTGGAAGGGTCCGGAGTCCCTGGACCGCGTCCTCCTGGTCAACGCTGGTCAGCTCGTCATCGGCGGCTTCATCAAGGGTCTGGAGTCGCGCTACGGCGCGGTCAAGAAGTCCCTGCGTGGCCTGACGAAGGACGTGGCCAAGACCCAGTTCGACGCTCCCGGCGTCGGCTCGATCCGCGCTGCACGTGGCCTCTCGGCTGCCGTGGCTGGCGCGCTCGACGGCTCCATCGACGGAGGTGGCGCGACGAAGGTTCTCAACTACTACGCAGCTCCGGGCTCGTCTCTCTCCTCCGAGGAAGACCTGTTCGCGGCTGCCAACCGATCCAGGATGGTGGGCTGGTAACAGATGGCGAAGCTCAGGCTGGAGAACAGCCTCGACTCCCTCGACCTCGACCAGGTCGAGACGACTGGCTACGGCGTGCAGGCCCTGACTGGAGCTTCCGGTCTGGGCCTGCCCCCGGTCTCCGTCCAGTGGATCGAGGGCGCGGGTGATGGTGCTGTGTACCGGCGCACCCGCGTCCTCTCCCGCGACATCGACCTCCCGCTCGACATCGTCGGACGGGACCGGGCGGACCTGAAGAACCATCTCTCCCGGCTGTCCCTGATGTTGGCCGGTCCGTGCACTCTTCGCATGATCGAGGAGGACGGCACGGACTGGTCGACTCAGGTCGTCCGGGTCGGCGGTGGTGAGTACACCTACGGCGTCGACTCGATCGGGTCGACAGACCTCCAGACGGTCATCACGCTCCGAGCTGGTGACCCGTACTGGACCTCCTCAGTGATCACCCGGAAGCAGGTCGGCGGCGACCTCACATCGAGCCCGTTCCTCACGAACATGGTGCAGATGCAGGTCACCGCCTCGCAGGCCATCGGCACGATCCTGCTGGAGAACACGGGCGACGCCGTCGCCTACCCGGTGTGGGAGATCTTCGGTCCGGGCAACAACTTCAAGGCCGTCTCCCCGAGCGGGCAGATGCTGCACTGGACGGGATCGCTCAGTGCAGGCCAGCGCCTGATCATCGACACCCGACAGGGAACGGTGGTCGACAGCACTGGCGCGAACCGCTACTCCGAGCTGGCTGCCGCCCCTCGGTTCTGGGCCATCGACCCCGGCATCTCGACCGCCGAGGCGAGCCTGCTCGACGTAACGAACGCATCCAAGATCGTCTGTTCTTGGCGGCCCCGGAAGTGGATGGTGATCTGAACCAGTGAAGCTCCGCGACCTCACGGTCGAGGTGCGCAACAAGGATCTGGAGCGAGTCGGGGCAGTCCGCCCCGAGGACCTGATCCTGGAGCTGGAGGACCAGTTCAACAACGTCGGAACCTGGAAGCTCACGCTGCCTGTCGAGCACCCGCTCGCTGTGCACCTGCGCACTCCAGGTTCCGGCGTGATCGTCACCGGCCCGACCGACATCATCATGTCCGGGCCGACGATCAAGAACGAGTACGCCTCCACGCCGGAAGACCCCGGTGGCTCCATCGTGTTCGAGGGGATCAGCGACTCCTGCATCCTCTCGGACCACCTTGCGTTCCCTGACCCCACGAACATCAACCCGACGACCCAGACCAAGTCGCACGACGTGCGCACCGGCAAGGTCGAGACGGTCATGCACGCCTTCGTCAACGCGAACATCGGTCCGGCCGCACCGGCTGGTCGACGCAAGGCGAAGCTGATCATGGGCACGAACGGAGCCCGTGGTGCTGACACCACGAAGTCCGCTCGCTTCGCTGTGCTGGGCAACGTGCTCACCGAGCTGGGCCTCCGGGCCTCCCTCGGGTTCCGCGTTGTGCAGCGCGGCTCGAACCTGGTCTTCGAGACCTTCCCCGTCACGGACCGGTCGGCGTACATCCGGCTCGACGTGATGAACAACTCGCTCGCTGGCTCCCGCGTCGCGATCACTCCCCCGAGTGCGACTCGCGTCATCGTGGCCGGTCAGGGCGAGCAGGTGAACCGCAAGTTCCGCGAGATCACCACGCCGGAATCCCTTGCAGGAGAAGCCGAGTGGGGCCGCCGCATCGAGGTGTGGCAGGACCAGCGGAACACCAACGAGGACGACGAGCTGGACGACTCCGGCCTGGAGATCCTGGAGGAGAACGGCTTCACGGCAGTCGCCGCTCAGGCGGTGCCGATGGAGGACAGCGCGATCGAGTTCGGCCGCGACTGGATGATGGGCGACCGCGTCTCCGTGGTCGTCAATGACCAGGAGCTGAAGGCCAACGTCACCGGCATGATCCTCCGAGCCACGAGCGACGGCTTCCGAGTCGGCGCACTGCTCGGTGACGCCACCGGCTTCAACCGCGAGGCTGCGTCGGCGAAGCGAGCACAGAGCACAGAGACCCGCGTCTCCGAACTGGAGCGCAATGGAAGTAGTGGGGGTGGCGGCGACGACGCCGTCTTCAGAGTGATGGGAGTGTGGTAACGAGTGGCTACGCCGAAGGTCTTCTTCAGAGGTGAGCTGCCTGCCGCGAAGACGGTGGCCTACACGGTCCCCGCAGGCAAGCAGGCGGCGGTGACGAGCATCGTCGCTACGAACCCCGGCACCGACACCTCGATGGTCAGCGTCGACCTCGGCGGCTACCCGGTGCTCGCGGCTGTCGGGCTGCACGTCAATGGCGTGCTGACCCTGGAGATCAGCCAGGCCCTGAACGAGGGCGACACGATCGAAGTGCTGGGCAACTCTACGCCCGCCATCACACACATCAGCGGAGTGGAGTTCTGACGTGGCACTGACTGTCTACCCCCTCGATGCGGGGACCGTTGGCCCGACTGGGCCTGAAGGCCCGCAGGGTCCGAAGGGCGACAAGGGCGACACCGGAGCGACCGGTGCAACTGGCGCGACCGGTGCGACTGGTGCGGCCGGTGCCGCTGGCTCCCAGATGCTTCGAGGCACGTCCGCCCCGGCTGCTGGCACGGGCATCAATGGCGACTGGTACTGCTGGGAGGACACCCGGACCTTCCTCGGCATCACGAACACGACGTTCACGTTCTACCGCAAGGAGTCCGGCAACTGGGTTCAGGTCGGTAGCACAGTCGCTGGCGCGAAGTGGTACCTCAACAACACCTCGACCTCCAGTGCCGACACCAAGCCTGGCGACATGCTGCTCCGTTACGACAACGGTGACATCTACCAGCGCAGCGCCTCGGGCTGGGGTACCCCGATCGGCAACCTGAAGGGGCCGAAGGGCGACACGGGTGACACCGGTCCCCAGGGTCCGCAGGGTCTTCCCGGCGACGGTGCGGTCAACACCGTGAACAGCGTCTCGCCGGACGTGGCCGGTAACGTTCAGCTCACCGCCGCGAACGTCGGTGCCCTCCCGATCGCTGGCGGAACCCTGACCGGTCACACCGAGATCAGGCCCACGACCGGCCACGCCATCTCGGCGTACGGCAGTTCGGACACGTCGACCTACTTCCGGGTCACGGACGCTGGCCACCCGTACTCGAACTCGAAGCGCGCCACGTTCTACAACATGGGCGTCGGCGACACCACCACTGACTTCGGTGGTGGCACGTTCGTCCTCGGTGTCAAGAACGCCTCGGTGGTGCCTCCGACCACGCCGACGAACGGCGTGCAGATGTGGTCCGAGGGCGGCAAGCTGAAGCTGCGCGGCACGGACGGCGTCATCAACACCGTCAACGACTTCATGTCGAAGTCGGGCGGAACCTTCACGGGCGACTTCAGCCTCGAAGGCACGAGCGGTTCGTACCGGCAGTTCAGCCTCGACGTGGGCGGCCTGAAGCGCTGGACCTTCCAGAAGGACGACGTGGTCGAGCCGGGCGACGGCTCGGGCTCGAACCTCCGGATCTCCTCGCGCAACGACGACGGCACCTTCAAGTCGACCGTCTTCTTCGCCGACCGAGGCACTGGCCAGGTCGCGATCGGGACCACGGTTCCGTACTCGAACACGAAGCTCTCGACTGCCGGTGCCATCGGCCTGAAGGACATCGCCTCCGACCCGACGACAGCCACGGGCGGCGCAGCGCTCTACTCGAAGTCCGGTCTCCTGTACGGCAAGGAGGGCGACGGCACCGTCTTCCAGATCCAGGACGCGGTCCCGCTCACTCAGCGCGGTGCGGCCAACGGTGTCGCGACGCTCGACTCGGGCACGAAGATCCCGATCGCTCAGATCCCCGACGTGGCAGCCTCCTCCAACTTCACCCCGGAGTCCCTGGGCGTGAAGGCGTGGGTCGGTCCCCCCTCGGACATGTCGTCTGGCTTCACCTACCCCGGCGTGGGCACCGGGCGCATGTCGGCCATCTACGTCAACCGGTCCATGTCGGTGTCGCAGATCGTCTGGCACTTCTTCGGCTACGCGGGCGGTCTGCTGTCTGGCTCCTGGGCTGGCATCTACAACACGTCCGGCACTCTCCAGCGTGCGACCGGCGACCTGTCGACGGCGACGTACGAGCCCGAGGAGCAGCACGACGTGGGCGGTGGCTGGTCCTCCTCGAACCTGACCTCGGCCATCACGCTGAGCCCCGGCATCTACTACGTCCTCTGGCGGATGAACTACACCGCCTCCCCGGTGGACGGTCCGGCCATGGGGCGACTGGAGAACTCCGAGACCACCCCGAGCCGGATGGGCATCAGCAACAACATCTGGATGCACGGCATCTACACGACCTCGGCCACATCGGCTCCGTCGACCATCACGACCGCCAACTTCCAGCGCGGTGGCACCCGCTTCTGGTGCGCGCTCGCCTGACAGGAAGGAGACCCAGTGGGCCTCAACATCTGGCCTCCTCAGATCGCGGCGAACATCGCTCGGGGCATCGTCTACACAGCAGCCCTCGGTACGAGTGCCCACGTCGGCGACACCGAGACGGTTCTCTACAGCCACACGTTCAAGGCGGCTGCTGGTCGCACGTACAAGATCCACTACCGCTTCACCTCGGTGGACACGGACGGCACGGGCGACAGCACGGAACCCGCCCGTTACGCGAAGAACTCTGCGCTCATCTACTGCCGATGGAAGTCCGGGACCTCGGTCGCCGTGACGGACCCGCAGATCGCTCAGGGGTACCAGAGCGTCTACGACGACGACTCGACCAGCTCGTCCGGCACAGAGTTGACCGCCTACCTGATCAACCCGCCTGCGGGTGATGTGACGGTGGGCATCTCGGTCAAGACCGGCCGAGCTGCGGCTACCTACGGGCAGGTCCGCTTCCTTCCTGGAGGCGGTGCCCGCATGGTGGTCGAAGACGTGGGCTCCGTTCTCGCGTAACAGGACCCGACAACTTCAGGACCCCTGGGCCGTCTGGCTCGGGGGTCCTTCTCATGACCCCAGGAAGGACCCTCAGTGACACAGAGTTCCTACCCCTTCGACGGACAGACCGTCTCGGAGACCCAGTACAGCCAGTTCTTCCGCGAGTTCCAGGACTCCGGTGTCGCAGGAGACGCCAACAGCCTCAGCCTCCGAGTGGGTGCGGCCGGTACCGGCATGACCGTCACGGTGCAGCCCGGCGTGGCGATCGTTCGCGGCTTCGCCTACTCCTCGACGGCCGTCGAGACCCTGACCATCGCGGCGTCCGAGTCGCAGGCTCGAACCGACCGAGTCGTGCTCCGCCTCGACCCCGCCGCCAACACGATCGTCCTCGCGGTCGTGAAGGGCACGGCAGGCGGTGGCCTCCCGGCGCTCACCCAGACCGACACCGGCATCTACGAGCTTCTGCTCGCGAACGTCACGGTCGGCGCGAACGTCACCACGATCACCACGGCCAACGTGTCCCGGCAGCGCAGCTTCCTCGGCAGCCGAGTGGGTCACTGGGAGACGGCGCAGCGACCCGACAGCCCGCGCATGGGCAAGCTCGGCTACAACTTCACGACCAACCGGTGGGAGTTCTGGGACGGCTCGGCGTGGACCGACCTGGCCCCGGTCGTGGACTACACCACGATCGCGAACAAGCCGTCGAGCTTCCCGCCCTCTGACCACGCGCACGCCTGGTCCGAGATCACGAGCAAGCCGACGACCTTCCCGCCGAGCGCGCACACGCACCCGGCTCCGGGCTGGAACGACATCACCGGCAAGCCCACGACGTTCGCCCCGAACGCGCACACGCACTCCTGGGGTGACATCACGGGCGAGCCCGCGTTCGCCCCGTCGAGCCACACGCACTCGTGGGACTCCATCAGCGGCAAGCCCGGCTCGTTCCCTCCGAGCACCCACTACCACGGCCAGTACCTGGAGGGTGGCGACACCATCGCCTGGGCCAACGGCTCGAAGCAGCCGCACGCGCGAGGTGTCTCCGGTTCCGGCACGTACTACGCCGTGTGGGTCCGTGGTGACGGCGGCTTCTGCCGCAACACCTCCTCGATCAAGTTCAAGGAGAACGTCCGGGACTACGAGATCGACCCGGATGCAGTGCTCGCGCTGGACCCGAAGATCTACGACCGCAAGGCCGAGGTCAACGACGAGGGCGAGATCGAGGAGGGCAACAAGGACGAGGTCGGCCTCATCGCTGAAGAGGTCGCCGAGCACCTGCCCTGGATCGTGAACTACCTCGACGGCGAGGTCGACGGCCTCCGCTACGACCTGCTGGGCGTCGCCCTGCTCCCGGTCGTCAAGCGCCAGGCCAAGCAGATCGAAGACCTCGAAGCCCGACTCGCCCGCCTGGAGTCCGCTCACCACTCGGCGGACGCCCACTGATGACCCTGACCACGCTCGCTGTAGAGCCGTCCGCCCAGACGGCTCTCATCACCACGGGAGGCACCATCGCCGTGGCCCTCATCGGAGCGCTCGTAGAACTCCTCCGCCGCCAGCACAACGCGATCGAAGAGGTTCGCGAGAACGCCCGAGAGGCGCGCGATCAGGTGGCCAACACCCACAGCACGAACCTTCGTGACGACCTCGATGAGTTGCACGGCGACGTGCGCGAGGCGCTGACCGTCCTGAACCGGCACGGCGAACTCCTCATCAGCCTCCACGAAGACCTGCGCCAGGAGAGGCGCGAGCGGTTGGCGGTAGCCGACCGCCTTGACGACCACATCAACGCGGTGTGACACCGCAAGGAAGGAAGGTGCTCAGTGCCCAACGGGCCTCAGCTCTACCCGAAGGCTGACGCCAGGACGCAGTTCTACGGGGGCAAGTTCAACGGCTCCCTGATGGAAGTGAACGTCGGCGTCATCCACACCACGGAAGGGACCTCCTTCCCGGACTACGGTGGCGGCGGCTCTGCCCCGACCATCACGGCCAAGCCCGACTTCGCTGCGCAGAAGCTCGTCTTCCGCCAGCACTTCAACATCGACACCTCGGCCCGCGCCCTGGTGAACGCCTCGGGCGGCGTCGAGACCAACACGCTCAACGTCTTCCAGATCGAGCTGGTCGGCACCTGCGACCCGGCGACCCACCGCAAGTGGGCGGCCAACGGGTACAAGCACATCTTCTGGCCCGAGGCTCCCGACTGGGCGCTCCGCGACCTGGCCGAGCTGATGAAGTGGCTGAGCGTCAACCACGGCATCCCGCTCACGTCGGGCCTGAAGTTCGCCGCGTACCCCAGCTCGTACGCCAACGGTGCCGGGCAGCGCATGAGCTTCGCCGACTGGCGGAACTTCAAGGGCTGGTGCGGTCACCAGCACGTCCCGGAGAACAGCCACGGTGACCCCGGCAACTTCCCCATCGAGAAGGTGCTGGCCATGGCCAAGGGCTCGACCTCGACCCCGAAGCCTCCGACGACCACGCCCCCGGCGACCGGCGACACCTACACGGTGAAGTCCGGCGACACGCTCTCGGGCATCGGCGCGAAGCTCGGGATCAAGTGGCTCGACATCGCCAAGGCCAACAACCTGAAGGCCCCGTACGTCATCTCGGTCGGCCAGAAGCTGAAGCTCCCCGGCAAGGGCGGCACCAGTGTGAAGCCTTCGCAGATCGTCCCCCTGAACAAGGCGGTGAAGCCGGGCGGCACGCACGCCCAGGTCGCCGAGCTTCAGCAGCTCCTGATCAAGGCGGGCTACGGCCCGATCCCCGGAGCGGTGACTCGGTACTACGGCAAGAACACCGGAGCTGCTGTGGCCCGGTTCTACCGCAAGAACCCCAAGCTCTCGAACTCCAGCTACGACACGGCCATCGGGCCGAAGGGGTTCATCGAGCTTCAGAAGGAAGCAGGAAGGAAGTGATCGTGGGCCGTCACACCGCCCCGAAGTCCCCTGGCAGGAACCTGATCCTGCCGCTCATCCCCGCGAGGTTCCGTTCGCAGGCGACCTCCGTCATGGCGCTCATCGGCGCGATGGCGAGCATCGCCGCGATCTACTTCGCCGACGACCCGCGCGTGGTCGCTGGGATCAACCTGCTCACCGTCCTGGGTGTGTACGCCCAGCGCGACGAGATCTCGCAGCACTCCCCCGCTGTCGAGGAAGACGCTGAGCCCTCCCAGGGCCAGTAACACAGAAGGCCCCCGCCAGCTCCGTGCCGGTGGGGGCCTTCTTCCTGTCTCCGCTCACTGCTTCATCGCCTCGATGTCTTCGAGCGACACGATCTTCGGGCGAGCCCGAGGTGCGGTGCGCTTCTTCGTGGTGGTCACCGCGCGCTGGCGCGGGGCGGCCTCGACATGCTTCACACCCATGAGGCCGACGATCGGACGTGCGTGCTCATCACACAGGTCCAGCTCGACCGTCCGCCCCTCCATCCCCAGTGTGTAGTGCTTTGTCGGGACTCCGACCGCCTGGTCCAGGTCGCAGACGGTGATCTCGATCTTCAAGGAAGGCTCCTCTCGTTGACTGTGTGTAACAGGGTGTGCAATGATTGCACACTCAGAGTTACACCCGCAAGTGAGAGGAGCACACGGATGCCAGCTCGCAAGATCCAGAACGAACAGGAGGTTCTGCGCTGGTTCGAGGAGGGGCGCACGTACGACTGGATGGTCGAGGAGTACAAGCGCAAGTACAACATCGAGACGGTCCCGTCCCTGTGGGGGAACTTCCGTCGTCGGCGTGGGTTACCGCGCCGCATCGTGCGTGACGATGATCTCATCCCCTGGCTGATCAAGGAGGAGCACCGCTGGCTCTACCCGCTGGCGATGCTGCGCGTTGAGGCACGCCTGCGCGCAGGTGCGAAGGTCTCGGAGCTGGAGCTGTCGCGCGTCACGAACTGGAAGCAGATGCTCGAAGAGGAGAACGCTGTCGTGCACTACGATCCGGACACCGAGGACGGGTTCTTCTACGTCCCTCGCCAGCCGGACGATGACGACATCATCCACAAGCCGCAGCGCAAGACGACGCCGCGTCGCCGAGTGGACTGATCATCCGCTACGGTTTGGCATACCAAGTTGGTTGAAGCGTCAACGGCGACGCGCAGTTCAGGAACTTGCTGCGAAGGTTGCACACGTCGGGTAGGACGTGGTACAACTTCTCTCGTAGCAAGGAACACACGTAACGAGAGAGAGCTGAGAAGTGCCGCAGGTTGTTGTTCCCCTCGTCGCCGGGGGGAGGCCACTCGACTACTGGGTGGGCGAGGGGAAGATCATGATCCACACGGACTTTGATGGCTTCGACTTCCACATCACCGCAGATCCGGACCACTCGCCAAGCGAGATGCAGGCGGTTCTGATCGACGCGGCGAGGGCGGGGTTGTCGCTCATCGAGGAGCACGACCCGGAACTCATGGAGGACGGGCGGATCAAGATCTACCTCGCACCGATCTGGATGGACGAATCCGAGTTCTCTCCCGGCAACTACTTGGAGGTGGTCGCTTGACCTTGAACTTCATCGACATCGCGAGCAAGCCCGTACATCCCAACGAGTCCGTCCCTCGGGACGGCCACGGCAAGCCGCTGGTCATCCCGGAGGAGGGTGGCAAGCCGAAGGCCCTGGTCCGCACGACGACGTTCATCGACTGCATCGAGGACAAGTCGAGCCTGGTGGACTGGGGCAAGCGGATGGTCCTGGTGGGGGCGCAGAAGCGCCCCTCTCTTCTGGACGCCGTTGCCGAGCTGGACCCCAACGACAACGCCGACAAGAAGAAGCTGAACGCTCTCGCCGAGCGGGCGCTGGACATCTCCGGTGCCAACGACAAGCGCGAGAAGGGCACGCACCTTCACGATCTGTCGGAGTACGTGGACCGTGGGGAGCAGATCCCGAGCCACGCCTCCGAGCAGGATCTGGAGGACATGATGGCCTACATGATGGCCACCGCGCCGCTCACCGTGCACTCGGTCGAGCAGTTCGTCGTGTGCTCCCAGCTCGGAGTCGGCGGCACGTTCGACCGCACCTACGGCTACGAGGGCCTGGACCCTGACGGCAAGCTCGTCTCGGGTCGCTTCATCGGCGACCTGAAGACCGGCTCCGTCGAGTACGGCGGCCTGAAGATGGCCATGCAGCTCGCGATCTACTCGCGGGCGAAGAAGTACGACCACACGATGTTCCCCGCCCCGGACCGCGCGAAGGACGAGAAGGCGTGGAACAAGTGGAAGAAGACCGAGGTCTCCGCCGAGGAGATCGCTCAGGCGTACACCGTGCCCGAGCCGGTCAACCAGGACTGGGGCATCATCGTCCACTTGCCTTCCGGCGAGGGAGTGTGTAACCTGTACTGGGTCGACCTGAACGTCGGATGGAAGGCAGCGCAGCTCGCGCTCACCATCCGCGAGATGAGGTCGCTGTCGCGCAAGGCGATGCGTCCGTTCGTAGTGACGGACACCACACCCCCTGGGGTGGACTTCGGCTGACAGGGTGTGTTACCTTGGCAGGGCCGAACGGGAACAGCGAGTCCCGAACAGCGAAGGGTTGACACCGAAGCGAAGGTACGCTACGGTAGACACCGACACCGAACGAGAGGAGAACGAACACAGTGAGTGAACTCAGCGTGACGATCAAGTACGACAAGGGTCACGACGCGACCTGGGCGGTCTTCCGGGGAAGCCCGGACGAGATCAGGTCCGACATCGCTTCGTACTTCGGCTTCCAGCGTGAAGCCATCGCCGAGCTGACGCTCTCCGAGCTGGTCGTGCACGCGACCGACCTGGCGCACGGCAAGGGCAACGCGGCTCGCTTCCTCGGCGGGGTTGTGCTACCTTCGCAGAGCGCGGTCGCCGAGACCGAAGCCGCGAAGACGGCGGCCAGCAACGAGGACCCCTGGGCTGTCGCTGGCAGCCCGCAGGCCGCAAGCGCGTGGGCCAACCCCGCAGCGCAGCAGGCCCCGGAGGAGCCCAAGGCGGACGACCCCAACGCCTGGATCTTGGGCGAGATCGAGAAGCAGACCACGGTCGACGGACTGAAGCGACTGTGGGCCAGCAACCAGAGCTTCTTCTCGGACGCCACTGTGATGGCGACCTGGAAGGCGAAGGGCAAGGCGCTCAGCGCCAAGTAGCCCTACCCAGCACCACCCAACACCAACTCATCGAGCATCGACTCACCAACACCTGGAGGTAACACCCGTGGCTCTCAACTTCATCGACATCCCGCAGCAGGGCGGCGGCTGGTTCAAGCCGAAGGACAACGTCAACGCCGTGGCCATCCTTCTGGAGGTCCACTCGTTCGACCGTCAGCGTCCGACCCCGAACGGCCCGAAGGACTCCGTCCTCGCGGACGTGACCATCTTCTCCTCGCAGGCGGACCTGGAGGCGGGCACCCCGTCGTCCATCGCCAAGGGTCAGAGGATCGAGCAGACCGTGCTCGCCCGCGACCTGGAGGCGATCGTCGGTGGCGCGACCATCGTGACCCTCGACCAGATCCCGGCCAAGAAGCCGGGTGCCTACCCGGCGTGGGTCTGGCGTCAGGCCGACAACGCGGCCAAGCAGAAGGTCGTGGCGTACGCGACCAAGCGCGAGGCCGAGGTCAACGCGGCGATGGACGCTGTGCCGGACTTCGACTGATCAACATGTGCAACCTTCGCAGGGGGCAGTCCTTCGGGGCTGTCCCCTCGGGGCAGTGAGAGAGGAGTGTGAGTGAAGCGACCTACGAGAGATGAGTGGGCGCTCGGCATCGCCGAGGCCGTCGCCACCATCGCAGACTGTACGCGCGCCCAGGTGGGCGCGATCATCGTGGCCAAGCGAGGCCACTCCGTTCTGGGGCTCGGGTACAACGGGCTTCCGTCTGGCATCCCCGGCTGTGCCACTGCGGGCAACTGCCCGAGAGGGCAGCTCACTCCCGAGGAGTGCGCTCGGGACAGCGACTACTCCAACTGCTCGGCGACGCACGCTGAGCGCAACGCGATCGAGGACGCCCTCGCCAAGGGCGTGCATCCCGACGCGCTGAAGGAGTCGACGCTCTACGTCACGCGCAAGCCGTGTCCTGCTTGCACCACCCTGATCAACTCCTGCGGCATCGGTCGTGTCGTAGTTCGAGGAGAGGAGAACACCGAGTGCTCACCCCTGGAAGGTCTCTGGCGCTCCATGCAGAGTCGGGTCGTGAACTCCCTCGCGTAGAGGCGTTCGAGGCCCTGTACCAGAAGGGCATCCGCCCCCGGCACGGCGAGGTCATCATGATCGCCGGTCGGTCCGGTACGCAGAAGTCGGGCTTCGCCCTCTTCTGGGTCGCGTCGATGAACCTGCCGACGCTGTACTTCTCCGCCGACATGAGCGCCTTCACGGCGTCCTCGCGCCTCGCCTCGATGGCGACTGGCGACACGACCGAGATGGTCGAGGCGGGCATGGCTGCTGGCGGCAAGCACCGGCAGGCGTACCTCGATGCGCTGTCGCACTCGCGCATCCAGTTCTCCTTCGGCTCCCCCATCACCTGGCGTGCCGTCGATGAGGAGCTGGAGGCGTACGTCGAGCTGTGGGACGCCTTCCCCGAGGTGATCGTGTTCGACAACCTGATGGACTTCGAGGGCGCGGAGTCGGACTACACCGAGCAGATGTCGGTCATGTCCAACGCGACCGAGCTGGCTCGCGCTACCGGCGCGACCGTAATCCTGCTGCACCACGCCTCCGACAAGAGCTGGGAGGCGAAGTCCGACCCGTGGGCTCCGCCGTCCCGAGACCAGGTCAAGGGCGGTCTGTCCGAGAAGCCTGAGCTGTCGCTCACGGTCGCTCTCGACCCGCACAGCCTGGAGTACAAGGTCGCCTGCGTGAAGCAGCGCATGGGTCCGTGTGACCCCACGGCGCGCTCGTACGCCAGCCTCCGGTGCAAGCCGGACGTGACCCGCTTCGAGAAGCTGGACGCTGCACTGCGTACGCCGCCGAAGCCCGCGACCAGCGAGGACTGGTCACCCGACAAGGTGTTGCTGAACACCTGATCCGTGTGTTACCTTTGCAGAGCAGTCGGGGCCGCAAGGCCCCGCCTCTCAGATGGGAGTGTGCAACCTTGGCAAGCCCCGCGTACAACAAGCGCAAGGGAGCCGACTGGGAGATCTCGCTTCGGAACGAGTTCCGCGAGCTGGGCTTCGACATCGAGCGCCTGCACCTGAACGGTGCGGACGACGAGGGTGACCTGGTCATCCGGCTCGACGGCAAGTTCGTCGTCATCGAGGCGAAGAACGCGAAGCTCGAACCGTCGGCCTTCATCAAGCAGATGGAGGACGAGACCGAGAACTTCCGCAGGAACCGGGGCCTCGACCCCGAGAAGGTGGAAGGAGTGGTGATCGTGAAGCGACGAGGACTGAGCTGGCGCAAGGCGCTGGTGCTCACCACCGTCGAGCGGCACTTCGGTCTGGAGGAACCGTCGTGATCGGCTTCATGGGCTGGGAGCCCGGCGTGTTCGAGGAGATCCAGCAGGAGCTGTGGGCGTACCTCGACTTCATCGAGGACCCCGAGTCGGACATCGACTTGATCCTGGATGTCGAGCGTGCGTACGGGATCGACCTTGCGCTTCTCTGACATGAACGAGCGGCGGCACAAGCAGAACTTCGAGAGTAACGACGACACGAAGCCGACCCTGGAGTCCACTCTCCTCCACTACGGGGTCGTGCTTCACCAGGGGCGGCGCACTGGGATGACCCACTGCCCGCTCCACGAGGACAACACACCGTCGCTGTCCTACAACCTCGACAAGGAACTGTGGCGATGCCACTCCTGCGGGCAGGGTGGCGACAGTTACACGATGATCATGAAGAAGGAGGGGACAGACTTCCGTGGAGCACGAACCGTTGGTGCCGCTCTCGACCAGTCAGAAGGAGGCACTGGAGGAGGCGACGAAGGCGTACGAGGGAGCAGTTACGGCGGACGCCGCTCGGTACCTGCTCGCAAGGGGTCTGGATCGAACGGCGGCAGTTACCAACCGCGTTGGCGTCGTAGCTGACCCGTTCCCTGGCCATGAGAGGTTCCGAGGGTTCCTCGCGATCCCGTACCTGAGCAAGGACGGGTACCCCCTGTCGATGCGGTTCCGCTGCATCCAGGAGCACAACCACCGCGACTTCGGTCACGGCAAGTACATGGGGATGAAGGACGAACCCCCGCGCATGTTCAACGTGGGAGCGATCCACCAGGCTGGCGACGAGATCGCCGTGGCCGAGGGTGAGTTCGACGCCATGGTCCTGAACATGATCGGGATGCCCGCAGTGGCCATCCCTGGAGCGACCGGCTGGCGGAACCACTACCGCCGGATGCTCGCTGGCTTCAACCGCGTGTGGGTCTTCGGTGACCCGGACGACGCTGGGGCCGAGTTCACTGCGAAGGTCTGCCGTTCGCTGCGCTCCGCCAAGGGTGTGCGCCTGCGACACGGCGATGTGACCGACACGTACCTGAAGGGTGGGGCCGACGCGATCTGGTCCCTGATGACGAAGGAGGGCTCCGAGTGAGCGAGCAGAACGAGACGACCGAGACCAAGACCACCACCCGCAAGCGCGCCCCGCGCAAGGCCCCGGCCCCCAAGCCCCAGCCGACCGGCTACCAGTCGGAGCTGCTGGCCCTGATCGACCAGGTGAACGAGCAGGCGCTCCGCGACATCGCGGACCAGAACCGAGCGCACTACGCCATCCGGGCGGACATCTGGTCCGAGCACGGCGCGAAGGTCGGCGGCAGCCTGTCGGCCTCGCTCATGACCCACGCCTCGCGTGCGCTGGCGCAGCACGACCCGAGCAAGCTCCGCGCCTCGCTGCTCAACCTCGCCGCCGTCGCGCTGGCCAAGGTGGAGGAGATCGACGGAGTCTCGAAGTGAACGAGCCCGAGTTCTCCGAGGTGTCGCAGGACGACCCCTTCAGCGAGGTGAAGCGCGTGGCTTCCCTGCTCGGGGACCTGCGTCGCGAGCTGGTCAAGGAGGGCTTCTCCGAGGACCACGCCTTCCAGCTCTGTGAGACCGCACTCATCCACGAGGTGGCTGGGTTGTGACTCCTCCCCTCCCTGGCCGCCCCGGCGTGAAGCTGGCGGCCATCTGGGAGGCGATGACCCCGGTCGAGCGCCAGTTGTTCAAGCCGGTGCTCCTGGGGTCCGCCTCCGCCGAGTGGCTGGCCGACCTGCTCCGCTCCGAGGGACACGAAGTGTCCGCATCCACGATCCGTACGTACCGACGCGCTCTGCGCAGAGAGGGGGTAGCCAGTGTCTGAGCTTGCCGACAAGCTGCTCGCCAAGCCCACGGCCCCTGCCGTGAAGAAGGTCAACCCCGAGAAGGACTTCACCCGCCAGATCGAGATCAAGGGTGACGACGCGGACGTGACCGTGCGCTCGGAGTCCTTCGAGTCCAATGAGTCCGAGGCGATCCGAGTCCTGGAGGGACAGGGTCTCGACCCGGCCGACTGGACGGTCACCGGCTTCCGCTCCTCCGAGTGGACCATGGCGAACGGAGACACCGGGGTCAGCACCCGCTTCCAGTTCAAGCGCGAGTGTGCTACCTTCGCTGCGCGTCCTCCGCTCGATGAGCTGCTGAGCGCGATCGAGGCGTACGCCCCGGCCCAGCCCGAGACGCTGATCGTCAACAAGGGCGACGGTCACACGCTGATCATCGCCATCGGCGACATGCAGTTCGGCAAGATCGACGGAGACGGCGTCGAGGGGACGCTGAAGCGCACGGTCGAGTGCCTGAACCGGGCGGCCGACCTGCTCGGTGTGTACCGCCTTCGGTACAACATCACACACGTCCACATCGCCTGGCTCGGTGACCACATCGAGGGCTTCGTCTCGCAGGGTGGGGCCAACACCTGGCGCACGCAGCTCACGCTGAACGAGCAGATCCGCCTGACCCGGCGAGTGATGCTCCACGCGATGCTCCTGTTCTCGCCGCTGGTCGAGCGCCTGACCATGGCGGCTGTGCCGGGCAACCACGGTGAGGCCGTCCGGATCAACGGCAAGGGCGTGACGCGGTACGACGACTCGCACGACACCGAGTCCCTGATCGCAGTGAAGGACGCGGCTGACCTCAACCCCGAGCGGTTCGGTCACGTCGAGTTCTACGTGCCGGACACGGACGAGCTGACCGTGGTGGTCGAGTGCTCGGGCACCGTCGTCGCTCACGCTCACGGCCACCAGTGGAGGCCGGGCAAGCACTTCGAGTGGTGGAAGGGCCAGGCGTTCAACCGCGAGTCCGCCATGCACGACGCGGATCTCCTGCTGGCTGGCCACCTGCACCACGAGCACGTCGACACGGACGGCTGGCGCTCCTTCCTCCAGCCCCCGGCGATGGAGTCCGAGTCCACCTGGTGGCGGCACGCCAAGGGCACGACTGGTGCTCCGGGCCTGGTCGTCGCTGTGACGAAGGACGGGCTGACCGACCTGAAGGAGGTCGTCCGCTGAACAACGAACGAGAGGAGAACTACCCAGTGAAGATCATCGAGATCACCAACGCCTACGAGTCCGCCGAGGAAGCTCGCGCTGACTGGTCCCTGATCGAGGACCCTGACGTGGCAAGGGCGGCGGGCCTCGCGGCCCGGTCGTTCAGCAACGACTACACAGGGGTGGTCGAGTACGACGACATGCAGCAGGAGCTGCTGGTCCTGTTCGCCACGACAGAGTCGGCTCGGGTTCGCCTGCTACTCGCCGAGGCGGACAACCCGGTCGGGATGCTGAAGACCCACGGGTACCGAGTCCTGCGCAGCAAGTTCAAGGCGACTGCGACGAACCTTCGGAGGCACACGTCCTTCGAGGGTGAGCAGGAGAAGTTCAACCCGGAGGTGTCGTAGTGGGTGGGTACAACCGAGCGCTGGTTGAGAAGCTGCTCCCCTGCGTGTGGGACGGTGAGGCGGCCTACGGCCTGAAGAACGAGCAGGCCCCCGACGCGGACATGCCGAAGGTCAAGGCGAACCCGAAGCTGGCGAACACCCTGTACGCCCACCTGGCCGACATCAAGACGGCCTGGAAGTGGGTCGAGCGAGACGGCATCCCGCTCGAAGAGGCCCAGACCTTGCTCATGAGGTACGGCCTGGACTGGACCCTGGAGGAGACCGCCGCCCTCTTCGGTGTCCACAAGAGCACGATCCAGCGTCGAGCTGAGCGGGGCGTCGGCAGGATCACCGCGTTCCTGAACGGCGTCGAGTACGTGGACGGCTACGACAACGACGACATCGAGGAGATCGCAGCGTGACTACCCCTTCCCCCATCCCTGCCGGGCAGACGGACTTCTACGACGACGCGAGCCAGGTGTACTACTGGTTCAACCAGGACGACGGCCAGGTCTACTCGCGGCCCTACTCGGTGAAGGAGATCGAGGGCACGTACGTGCGACAGGCCCTCAACGGTCTCCACTCCCAGGCCGACGAGGCGATGGTCTACCTGGACGAGCGCATCGACAAGAGCCTCCTGTACCTGGAGAACCTGGAGCCGACGCCCGAGCAGTTGTACGAGCAGGTCAAGGTGCTGTCCGACCTGGCCGCGTACAGCGCGGGCACCCTGAAGCGCCTCATCGTGGTGCTCGGGGAGCTGACGAAGCGCCCTGTCGACATGGTAGTGTGAACGTGTCGCAGTGAATGTGTCGCAGAGGCGACAGTCCTTCGGGGCTGTCGCCTTGCGGCAGTGAGAGAGACAGACGAACTTCAAGGAGGAACAACTCAGTGACGAACACCAACCAGGTTCCCTTCGGTCCCACCGGCCAGCTCGTGTACGAGCGCACCTACTCCCGCACGCTGGCCGATGGCTCCAAGGAGACCTGGCCGGACACCGTCCGTCGAGTCGCCAAGGGCAACCTCGCCCTGGTTCACGGCACCGACATGGACGCCTGGCCCGCTGAGGCGAAGGCCGAGTACGACGAGCTGGTCTCGTTCATGGACGTGTTCGCGATCATCCCGGCTGGCCGTCACCTCTGGGCCACGGGTGTGAAGGGTCGGCAGTACCTGTTCAACTGCCACGTCGCCCCGTGGGGCGAGAAGCTGTCCCGCCACTTCGAGTTCACCTTCATGCGCCTGATGGAGGGCGGCGGCGTCGGCGGCAACTACAGCTCCTCCTACCTGGAGGGGTACGGCGCACCGCGCCGCGAGCTGGACGTGCACATCGTGTGCGACGCGACGCACCCGGACTACGAGGAGATGAAGTCCTCGGGCCTGCTGTCCACCGAGTACGACTCGGACTGGGACGGAGCCTTCGAGGTGGACGACTCCCGTGAGGGCTGGGCCGACGCGATGGTCGACCTGATCGACACGTTCATGACGGACGGCGAGGTCGCCCACCGGAACCGCGTCTACGACGTGAGCCGCGTCCGCGCGAAGGGCGCTCGACTGAAGACGTTCGGCGGCACGGCCAGTGGCCCGGCTCCGTTCGGCCGGATGATGCAGGAGATCGGCCGCATCCTGAGCAAGGCGGCGCGAGAGGTCGGCGAGTGGGCAGTGCATCCGCACGTCACCCCGACCGAGGCCATGGAGATCGACCACGCCATCGCGGAGTGTGTCGTCTCGGGTGGTGTCCGGCGCTCGGCTCGCATGGCCATCGTGAAGTGGGACGACCCCTTCATCGAGGACTTCCTCGCGTGCAAGCACGACATGTCGAAGCACTGGACGACGAACATCTCGGTCGAGATCGACAACCGGTTCATCCAGGCCCTCAACGAGGTGACGGACGGACGGCACGCTGAGGCTGTCGCGGTCCACCGCCGAGTGGTCGAGGGGATGCTGATCAACGGTGAGCCCGGCTACTGGAACTCCTCGTACTCCAACGAGGGTGAGGTGGGCACGGTCATCGCGACGAACCCCTGTGGCGAGATCGCGCTGGAGCCGACCGAGAACTGCAACCTCGGCCACGTGAACCTGGACTACTTCGCTCCGGAGGTTCGAGGCGGACGCTTCAAGCTGAAGGAGATGCACCGGGCGCACCAGCTCATGACCCGCTTCCTGATCCGAGCCACCTTCGGCGACGTGACGGACGGGGAGCAGGCGGCCAAGCTCGCGGCCAACCGGCGCATCGGCGTGGGTCACCTCGGGGTCCAGGGCTTCCTGGCCAAGATGGGCATCCGCTACTCGAACGCCCCGTACAACGAGAACTTCCGGGCTCGACTCCGGGACATGTACGACACGGTCCGCGACGAGGCTCGGGAGTACGCCTTCCAGCTCCGCATCCCGGAGCCGGTGAAGGTGACGACCGTGGCCCCGACCGGCTCGATCGCGAAGCTCCCCGGAGTGAGTGAGGGCATCCACCCGATCTACGCCCGGACGTTCCTCCGTCGAGTGCGCTTCTCCATGCCGGACCCGGCGCAGGCGAAGACGGTGCAGGACGCGATGAACGCCGGTCACCTGGTCGAGCAGTGCATCTACGACCAGTCGGGCAACACGATGGTCGTGGCCTACCCGACGAAGGAGAAGCTGGTCGCCGAGGTCGAGGCGATGGGCATCGCTCCCGAGGTGGTGGAGTCCGCCGACGAGATCAACCTCCACTCGATGCTCGCCTTCCAGGCGATGTACCAGGAGGAGTACGCCGACAACGCGGTGTCCTTCACGGTGAACTTCCCCGAGGGGCAGTACGACGTGGACGAGGCCGCTGACATCATCCGTGGCTGGCTGCCCGAGCTGAAGGGTACGACCCTGATGCCGGACGGCACGCGAGCCCAGGCTCCGTACGAGCGGCTGACCGCTGAGCAGTTCGCCGAGTACGAGGTCGTGTCCGTCGAGGACAGCACCGACGAGAACTGCGCGAATGGCGCGTGCCCCGTGCGGTAACGAGCAAGACACAAGGCCCCTGCCTCTTCGGAGGTGGGGGCCTTCTTTGCGTTGTGGCACCATGCTGCGCATGAAGGAGACACGCATCTACCTGGTGGACGACCTCGACGGCAGGAACGGGGCGCGCACTGTGAGCTTTGCGCTCGATGGTCAGCAGTATGAGATCGACCTCTGCGAGAAGAACGAGGAGCGCCTACGCAAGGCGCTCGACAAGTACGTGCTGGCTGGCCGGAAGGTGAAGCGGAAGCGGGCTACGTCCACTCGATCTGGCAGGTGACGACGGCCTCTGTGCGGGCCGCTGGCAGCGTGCGACAAGGCCCCTGGGCGGTTGGTCCGGGGGCCTCACGCTTGCCCGCGAGAGAGGCGAGCAGGGCTTCCCTCTCCTCCTCGGGGAGGGCCATGAGCATGTCGGCAAGGCGCTCGATCATGCGCGTTCCAGCAGGTCAGACGGCTTCTTGACCGTGAGCGGGAGCATCCTCCCACCAGGCGGAGCCAGTTGTGGGCTTGTTCCCATCTGGGGGCAGATGGAACCACGCCTACATCCAGTAGTAACCTGCTCACCATGAGTGCGCGCGACTACGACATCGAAGCTGAGTGGACCCCGGCCGACCTCGCCCTGCTTAAGGAGCTGGAGGAAGCCGAGGCTCTGCTACCAGCCGACGCGCCTCGCGCGCTCCTGTCCGTGCGCCTGTCCGTCTTCACTGACGACACCACGTCCCCGGTCCGGCAGGAGCTTGACCTCCGCCAGCTCGCCCGAGAGAAGGGCCACCGAGTCGTCGGCTTGGCCAGCGACCTGAACGTGTCGGCCACCAAGGTACCGCCATGGAAGCGCAAGTCCCTCGGCGACTGGTTGAACAACCGAGCGCCCGAGTTCGACGCGCTCCTGTTCTGGAAGATCGACCGGTTCATCCGCAACCTCAACGACCTGAACGTGATGATCCGCTGGTCGGAGACCTACTCGAAGAACCTGATCTCGAAGAACGACCCGATCGACCTGACGACGACCATGGGCAAGATGATGGTCTCGCTCCTCGGTGGCGTCGCCGAGATCGAGGCAGCCAACACGAAGACCCGCGTCGAGTCCCTGTGGGACTACACCAAGACGCAGGGCGAGTGGCATGTCGGCAAGCCTCCCTTCGGCTACAAGACGGGGCGCGACGAGACGGGCAAGGTTGTCCTGGTCGAGGACCCTCTGGCGGTCGAGACGCTGCACACGGCGCGCGAGCTGGTGATGAGCGGGATGTCCACGACGGCCGCCGCGAAGGAGCTGAAGGAGCGCGGGCTGATCTCGTCCACGACTGCCACCCTGACCCGTCGCCTGCGCAACCCTGGCATCCTCGGGCTCCGCGTCGAGGAGGACAAGGACGGTGGCATCCGTCGCTCGAAGCTGATCCTGGGGCGCGACGGCCAGCCGATCCGCATCGCTGACCCGATCTTCACCGAGGAGCAGTTCGAGGAGCTGCAAGCCGTGCTCGACAAGCGCGGGAAGCGCCAGCCTCACCGCCAGCCAGGCGGAGCGACGAGCTTCCTCGGGGTGCTGAAGTGCGCGGAGTGCGGGACCAACATGATCAACCACTACACGCGCAACCGGCACGGGGACTACGCCTACCTTCGGTGCCAGGGCTGCAAGTCCGGAGGGTACGGCGCACCCAACCCGCAGGAGGTGTACGACCGGCTGGTCGAGCAGGTGCTCGCTGTGCTCGGAGACTTCCCCGTCGAGATGCGGGAGTACGCCCGAGGCGAGGAGAAGCGCAAGGAGCTGAAGCGCCTGGAGGAGTCGATCGCGTACTACATGAAGGAGCTGGAGCCGGGCGGCCGGTTCACCAAGACGCGGTTCACCCAGGACCAGGCCGAGGGCACGCTCGACAAGCTCATCGCCGAGCTGGAAGCCATCGACCCTGAGTCGGCGAAGGACCGGTGGGTCTACGTCGCTGGGGGCAAGACGTTCCGTGAGCACTGGGAGGAGGGCGGCATCGACGCCATGTCGGCCGACCTGATCCGTGCGGGCATCATGTGCCAGGTGACCCGGACCAAGGTCCCGAAGGTGCGGGCACCACAGGTGCACCTGAAGCTGATGATCCCGAAGGACGTTCGGACACGCCTGGTCATCCGGCCAGACGACTTCGGACAGACCTTCTGAGAGAACGCAAAAAGCCCCCAGTCGATGAGTGACTGGGGGCTCTGCGTTACAGCTTGCTCGGGTCGTACGGGATCTCCTCGTCACCGTCGATGATGACGACCTCGATCTCGATCACGGGGAGACGCGGCCGTGCCGCATGAAGGCGGACCAGGTGATGGGCATCGCGTCGGCGAAGACCTCCTCCATCTCGTCGGCCACCATCTCGATCTCCTTCTGCGGGAAGGAGGGGTACGTCGACTCGTCGTTGATCGTGCGCAGCGAGAGGAAGTGCATCAGGCTGCGAGGGTTACACGTCGCGTAGTACGAGGTCATGAGGCCCACCGGCAGGATCATCCGGGCCACCTCCTTGGCGATGCCGTGCAGGAGCATCGCCTCGTACTCGCCGTAGATGGCCTCGTACGTTCCCCGCATGACGTAGGGGACGAGGCCCTTCTGGAAGCCAGTGCCAGGCTCGAAGGTGTAGGCACCGGGCTTGCCCACCTGGACGAGGTTGCGGTCGGGGCCGGGCACGTAGAACGAGGGCTTCAGGGTCTTGTACCGGCCGCTCTCCTCGTTGTAGCTCCAGCCCGCGCGGTGGCGGAAGTGCTCTCGGGCCACGAAGATCGGGGCCTCGATGTAGAAGGTGAGGCTGCCGTGCTCGAAGGGCGAGCCGTGCCTGTCCCGCATGAGGTAGTTGATCAGGCCCTCGTCCTTGGTCAGGTCGACAGGCTCCTCGTGGCTTCCGCCGATCGTGCTGACTCGCGCGGCCATGGCCACGTCGGAGTCCTTGACGTTGTGCTTGACGAGCTTGACCTTGATGTCGGAACGGAACTCGATGTCGGTGCTCACTGGTTGGTGGTCTCCTCTTCGGTGGTGCGGAGCTGACGCTCGTGGATGATCTCGGTGCCCTCCCAGGCCAGGACTTCCAGCAGGGCGAGCATTCGCCAGGCGTACTGGCTCTTGCCGAGGCCGGTGCGGTAGATGACCGAGGGCTTGCGGCCCCTCATCAGGTGGATGAGGCGGAAGGGGATGATGTTCTCGGGCTTGACCAGCCCCTCGAACATGCGGCTCTGGTGGTAGCCGTAGACGATCGCGACGGGCTCGGTGTTGGTCTGCGACACTGTCACATCTCCTCATCGTTGAACGGGTCGTACAGGAAGGGCTCGGCGTCGGTGACGCCCTGGGCGGCAAGCTCGGCGAGACGTTCGTCCCGGACCGTGCGGTCGTAGCTGACCGCGCTGGTCATGCGCTTGCCGTCCAGAGCTGTCCACCGCAGCCGCCAGAACTCGATGCTGGTGGGCTTCACTGACCAGCGACCTCGTCCTCGGTGAGGCGTTCGAGGAGACCGTGCAGCGTGCGGACCGTGGGCTCTCGGAGCCGGGCCAGCTCGCCCTGAAGCTCGAAGATCCGGGTGGCCCTCGACTGGGCCAGTGCGTGCTGGTGGTCAGCGATGGCCTTCCACCGCTTGACCTCGCTCTCCAGCTCGATGATCCGGGCACAGAGTCCGAGGTCGGGAACCTCCTGCTGGGCGGGGGCGGGGTCGCCGTTACCGCGACCCTCGCCGTTCACCCAGTTCCATCCGTTGCTCACCGTGTTCCGTCTCCTCTCAGGCGGACTGCATGAACTGCTGAAGCTCGGCGTCGAGAGCCGGGCTCCGGGTGACCTGGTACTTGCCGACCCGCATGTGCTGGGTCACTCCAGGTCCGACGAGACGGAGGAACACCTCGGTCTCGCCACGGTGCCGGTCGAGGATCTTCGCCAGGACCGGCGCGGTCTTGTCGTTGAGGCCGGTGATCGGCAGCTCGATGACGACAGGTCCATCTTGCACACTCACGAGGTTCTGCGCAAGTTCCACACCCATGCCGATGAGCTGAGGCGAGCCGTCACGGTACTCCAGACGCGCCTTCACGAAGACGATGGCGTCCTGTGCCAGCACGTCCTTCACGTCCCCGTAGGAGCCCGCGAAGAAGGCGCACTCGACCGATCCGGTCTGGTCCTCCAGCTCGGCGACGGCCCACTTCTGGCCGCGCTTGTTGGTCTTGACCTCGACGGCCGAGACCAGGCACCCGATGCGTACGACCATGCCCTCCTGGGCGTGATCGTCCAGCACATCGGCGACCGAGTGTGTAGCTTGCGCACGGAGCGACGCCTCCAGCCCGGCGAGCGGGTGGTCGGAGACGTACAGGCCCAGCATCTCGCGCTCGATGGCGAGGCGCGGACCCTTCGCCCAGTCCTCCCCCACCGTGAGCTTGATCGGCTCGGTGTCGGCAGGGATGAACAGGCCCGGTGTCCCGAGCCGATCGGCGTTGTCGGCCAGAGCCTCGTGCTGCTCGGCCAGACCCTTGCGGGTTGCTCCGGTGGAGTCGAACGCACCGGCCTTGATCAAGGACTCGATGGCTCGCTTGCTCACGGTCGCCTGAGTCGCTGCCTTCAGGAAGTCCGGCAGGGAGGTGAACTTCCCCCAGGCTTCCCGGAGTTCGGCGATCTCCGCGACCATGCCCTCACCCACGTTCTTCACGGCGGTCAGTCCGAAGCGGATCTCGCTCTCCCCGTTCGGGGTGAAGGAGCTGTTCGAGACCGACACGTCGGGCGGCAGGACCCGAAGGCCCATGCGCCGTGCCTCGCCGAGGTACGTGGCCATCTTGTTCTTGTCGTCGCCCACCGAGGTGAGCGCAGCCGCCATGTACTCAGCCGGGTAGTGCGTCTTCAGCCACGCCGTGCGGTACGCGATGAGTCCGTACGCCGCCGAGTGCGCCTTGTTGAAGGCGTAGCCAGCGAAGGGGACCAGCACGTCCCACACTGCCTGGATGGCACCATCCGAGTAGCCTCGCTCGCGCGCTCCCTTCTGGAAGTTCACGAACTCCTTGGCCAGAACCTCGGGCTTCTTCTTGCCCATCGCCCGGCGAAGCAGGTCGGCCTGACCCAGGGTGTACCCGGCCATGACCTGTGCAACCTTCTGCACCTGCTCCTGGTAGATGATGAGTTGGAATGTCGGGTCCAGGATCTCCGACAGGGACTCGGCCACCTCGGGGTGGATCGGCGTGATCGCCTGCTGCCCGTTCTTCCGGAGGGCGTAGTTCGTGTGAGACCCCACGCCCATCGGACCCGGACGGTACAGCGCGACGACGGCCGAGATGTCCTCGAAGTTGTCCGGCTTCAGCAGACGGAGCAGTGAGCGCATCGCGCCGCCGTCGAGCTGGAAGACCGAGAGCGTGTCGCCCCTGGCCAGCAGCTCGTACGTCGGGGCGTCGTCCAGAGGGATGTTCTCCAGGTCGACGTGCTCCCCACGGTTGAGGCGGATGTTCTCGACCGCGTCGCCCATGATCGTGAGGTTCCGGAGCCCGAGGAAGTCCATCTTCAGCAGGCCCAGAGCCTCGCAGCTCGGGTAGTCGAACTGGGTGATCGTCGCACCGTCCTGCGGCCGTACCCACACCGGGATGTGGTCGACCAGAGGCTCGTCGGACATGATCACACCGGCTGCGTGCACACCCATCTGCCTGACGAGACCTTCGAGACCGAGCGCGGTGTCGATGACCTGCTTGGCGTCCGGGTCAGAGCCGTAGATGCCCCGGATCTCGGCGGCCTCCTCGTACCGAGGGTGCTCGGCGTTGAAGATGCCTTCGAGGGGCATCGAGTTGCCCATCACGTCGGCCGGGTACGCCTTGGTCAGCTTCTCGCCGACCTGGAAGGGCTTGTCGAGCACGCGGGCGGCATCCTTCATCGCGTTGCGCGCCTTGATCCGTCCGTACGTCGCGATCTGCGCGACCTTGTCGGCCCCGTACTTCCGGGTGACGTACTGGATCACCTCGCCACGACGCCGGTCATCGAAGTCGATGTCGACATCGGGCATGGACACGCGCTCGGGGTTCAGGAACCGCTCGAAGATGAGTCCGTGCTCCAGCGGGTCGAGGTCGGTGATCCCGAGGACGTAGGCGACCAGCGAACCGGCCGCCGAGCCACGTCCAGGGCCGACCCAGACCCCGTTCTCCTTCGCCCAGCGGATGAAGTCCGCGACGACGAGGAAGTACGACGGGAACCCCATCTGGATGATCATGTCGATCTCGTACTGGAGCTGCTTGCCGTGCTCGTAGTCCGTGCCGTTCGGGTACCGTCGAGCGGCACCTCGATGGACCTCGTCCTCGAACCAGGTGATCTCCGTGTGCCCCTCGGGCACCGGGAACTTCGGCATCAGGTTCTCGTGCTCGAACATGCCCGTGGTGTCGACCATCTCGGCGATCTCCAGCGTGGTCTTCATGCCCCACTGCCAGATCGGCGAAGAGTCGATCGCCGCCATCTCTTCGGCGGACTTCAGGTAGTACCCGGAGCCCTCAAAGCGGAAGCGGTTCGGGTTGTCGAGCGTGGTGCCGGTCTGGACGCACAGCAGTGCATCGTGAGCGACCGACTCCTCGGCGGTGACGTAGTGGGAATCGTTCGTGACCACCGGAGTGAGCGCGAGGTGCTTCCCGAGCCGGTACAGGTCGTCACGGACCCGGCGCTCGATCTCGATGCCGTGGTCCATCAGCTCCAGGAAGTACCGGTCACGCCCGAAGACCTCCAGGTACCGACCAGCCTCCTTCACGGCCTCGTCGTACTGCCCGAGGTTGAGCCGGGTCATGATCGCACCGCCAGGGCAGCCAGTCGTGACGACCAGGCCCTCGTTGTGCTCGGCGACCAGCTCGAAGTCCATGCGCGGGTACTTCCCGAGCAGGCCCTCCTGGTACGACCGTGAGCTGAGCTTCATGAGGTTGTGGAGCCCGGTCTTGTTCGTGGAGAGGATCGTGAGGTGCGTGTACGCACCGCGACCGCTCACGTCGTACCGCTTCTGCTCCTCGGTGCCCCACTGGACTCGCTCCTGGTCGAAGCGGGAGTCCGGGGCCATGTACGCCTCGATGCCGATGATCGGCTTGACACCAGCGGCCTTGGCCGAGGTGAAGAAGTCGTACGCACCGTGAAGGTTGCCGTGGTCCGTCACTGCGACGGCAGGAGCACCCTGGCGGGCGACCTCGGCGACCATCTGCTTCATCCGAGCGGCCCCATCGAGGAGGCTGTACTCGGAGTGCGAGTGCAAGTGCACGAACTCTGTGGTCACGCTGCCTCCTCGATGCTGTACCGGCGACGCCGGGCGTACTTGATCTGGTACACGGTGTGGTGGGAGATGCCGAACATCTCGCCGATCTCCTTGGCGGTCAGCCTGGTCTCATGCGCCAGGCGGTAGACCTCAGCGGCCTGCTCATGGGTGAGCTTGGCCATGCCGCCGCCCTCGCCACCCCCTTCGGTGACGAACCGCTCGTTCATGTCTCGGGTGTTGTCGGCGAACGAACCCAGCTCCAGGTGAGCGGGCTCGACGCACTTCGGGTTGTCGCACTTGTGTCGTACGACCTGGTTGCCAGGCTCGCCGAACGCGAGGGCGTAGGCGAAGCGGTAGGCGACGATCTGCACTCGACCACGACCTCGCTTCGGTCCACCCCGGAAGTACCCCTGCGGGTTGTCCTTCCTGCCAGCGAAGCCACCGGTCCAGTTCCGGCAGCCGTTCTCGTCGGGCTCTCCGACCTTGGCGAGGAACCGCTCAACCGTCTTCGGGTTGGCGACACCTTCACACTGGACGAAGCTCACGCCGCCATCCGGGACTCGTAGTGGCTCCGGGACTCGGCGGTGAGGTGGAACAGGCCGCTCTCTTCGCACTCGTAGTACCTCGACTCGGTGCGGAGGCCACGACCAGTGCCTCGGGACTCGGCGGTGCGCTGCCTCTTGGCCTTGGCTCGGCCGAGGGCCTTCTCAGCCTCGCGCTCGGAGAAGAACGACCTCTTCACTCCGCACGGGCACGAGGTGTAGCGGACAGTCTTCATTGGTCTCGTCTCCCTACTTCCGGTACGTGCTGCACTCGCAGCCGTCGACCATGCACGCACCCCTGCTGGTGCCTGCCATGCTGTGGGCGAAGGGAGCGTGTCCACACCCCTCGACCAGGCAGAAGGGCGTCCAGCCCTTCTTCCCGTCCTGGTTCGCGATCAGAACCTCCGGGCTGCTCAGCTTCACGACGTGAGCCGTGCCGCCGACACCTCCCAGGCGCTCCCCGAACTTCTGGGCGTCGCCCTCGGTCCCGAAGGGGCCGAAGTTCAGGCCAGCCGTGCCGTCCTGCCAGGTGTGGGCCAGCGCGAAGCTGTCCCGCTGAGCGAGGATCTGCGCGACCTCCTTGATCAGCGCCTTGGCCATGGACTTGCCGTCCTCGAACTCGTCGGACTCCATGATCTCCAGCACTGCGTTGACTTCCTGCGCACGCGGAGTGATCCGCACGGTGTGCTCCCTTCGCTCGATCCAGTGGGCGGGAGGGGCCTTGCACCCCTCCGTCTGCTCGGTCAGTCCGCCCTGTCACACACTCACACCGGCTGGAGAACCACCCGGACGCCGTACCTTCTGGCCAGGACGTAGGTGTTGAGGCCCCACGTCGTGCCGAGCGGCTTCTTCGGGTCGATCCAGTTGCCGTCCTGCTTGAACCGGATCGTCGCCTGCGGGTCGAGGCCCACGATCAGCGTCCCGTCCGGGAGCTGGTCCAGATCGCGCAGCGTGTGCACGTCCGGCATGTCGCCGAGCTTGAACTCGGGGCCGACGTTGCCGACCTCCTCGACCTCCACCGGCAGGCTGAAGAAGTAGGCGTCCTGCGTCGCGCTGAAGCCGGGCACGTACCACTCGCCGTTGGCCAGCTTCTCGCCCGTGTCGCCGTCGTCGTCAACGATCTTCGAGCCGACCGGCAGGTTCGAGATCGACTCGTAGTTCGCCAGGGTCTGTGTCACTGTGTCGCTGTCCTCTCTCACGGTGTTCAGGTTACACACTCACCAGCGGGTGTGCAAACTCCGCTGCGGTCCTGCCATCATGGCGAGCATCACCTGGCCGTGCAGGTACTCGACGCTCATGTCGTTCAGGATGCGCTGGTCGAACTGGTACCCGTCGAGGGCGGTCTCGCTCTCGTACGGCTGACCCAGCAGGTCGTTCGCCGGGCCAACGCCCGGCCTGTCGATCCGGATGAGCGTCCCACCCGCTCGGCGGATGGCGTCAGCCTCGTTGCGGAAGCGGACATCGGGGATGACCAGGGCCTCTCCCTCGTAGCCCTTCAGCACGGCGTCGACCCACACGTTCACCCCCAGCAGCTCGCGGGCGGTGTTGCCGGTCGAGACCAGCACGTCCCGCACCTGCGGGAAGCGTCGCTTCGCGTCCTCCCAGCCCAGGTCATCGACCAGGCGGGCCAGGCGCACCGCACCCACATCGGGGTACGTGTGGACCCAGGGGTTCACCTTGTAGGCGAACTCGCGGAGCTTGTCGGCGAAGGCGACCCGCCTCCAGCCTCCCTCGATCAGCGCTCGGGCCGCCTCGTCCTTGCCGGACCCTGCGAACCCGGAGATCCCGACGAGCAGGCTCACTCGTCCTCCTCGAAGCTCGGGTCGAAGTCGATGGTGACGCGCTTCACGCGGCCGTTCTCGATCTCGGCGTACACCGGGTAGCCGCCGTCACCCCAGTAGGTGGGGATGCTCAGGCCGAGGCCAGGTCCGACCGGCTCGGTCACGTCGAAGGGGAAGACCCCGAAGGGGGATCGGTCGCACCACTCGCTCCACGTCTCGACGTGGTTGCTCGCGTCGCCAGTCACGGTGTAGCAGGGGTCACCCACGAACACGGTGCCCGAGTCCACGCTGACCATGCCGATCTTGACGGTGTTCTTGCTCACTCAGACTCCTCGGGGTAGGTGGGGAAGATCAGGGCGGCGGCCTCCTCGTGGCCTGCCTCCTTCAGAAGCTCTGCTGCGTCACGCTGAGCGGCGCGGACCAGGTCCAGCAGCTCGCGCATCGTGTTCTCGTACTCCTCGCCGTACTGGCCGACCGTGATGTTGGCCAGGGCCGCTTCGGTAGTCGGTGCCCAGCGGGCACCCCACTCGCCGTACTCCCAGCCGTCGTAGTGTCGACTCACTTCGGGTCCTCGATGTCCGGGTCGAGCAGGTCGGCCGCGAACGCCAGGCCCGTGCCGGTGTAGAAGTTCCGGCCCCACACGTCTTCGAGTTCGTGCTCTCGCAGGCGCTTGGCCCACACTCGGCGGACCTCGTCCGCCTGCGGACCCTCCAGGATCACGCGCTCTCGTGCCTGCCTCTCGACCCAGTCGACGGACTCGGTCAGCAGGTCCCAGACGTGCTCGCGCACGCTGCTCGGGGCCAGGGTCGCGATCTCTCGGATCGCCTCACTGAACTCCCTCGGGTTGGTCACCTTCTGTGCCACCCGGTTCTCCTCTCTCTCGCATCGGGTCTTGCTGAGTGGGTGCCCCGGACTCGAACCGAGGTGTGTGCCGCTCACCCTCCTGGTCAGGCTGGCCTGATCCAGCGGGCGTACATGGCTCGCCCGTCCTGCCTCACGCGCACTCGGCGCTCCCACCCGTTGGGGTAGGTCTTGATCCAGACCCGGTCGGTCACACGGGACCGCTTCCACCCGCGATGGGCGAAGACGATCCCGTGCACACCCAGGTCCAGCCGCTCGATCACGCGGCGTCTTCCGCTTCGGCCCTGCCAACCTCCAGGCCCTCGTCGTAGCCCTCGGAGCGACCCTCGTCGTAGCCGTCCTGCCAGCCCTGGTCGCGGCCGTACTCCTCACCGGCGTACTCACCCTCGGAGTAGCCGTCCGAGTGGCCGTCGTCGTAGGACTCGGACTGCGCGTCGTCCACGATGGAGTTGATCTGCTGGACCAGGTCCTCGGGCAGCTCCTCGACCTCGAAGTGGGTCTTGACGGCGTCGATGATCTGCTCGGTGGCGTAGTTCAGGAACACTGGTGAGTTCTCCTCTGCTCGAAGTGACTTGCTCGGTGTCTGGTGCGAAGGTAGCACACCTTCAGTCAGGTGTGCAAGGTGGATCAGTCGGTCAGGATCTTGGTCTCGAAGCCGTACCCCTGGAAGGGGCCGTCCTTGAAGTGCACGTACGCCTCGGGGTCGCTGCCCATCCAGCCACCGCTGAAGTCGTACTCGGAGATCGGCGTGCCGTAGATGCTCGGGACGGGGTCGCCCTCGTCGTTCTCCCACTGCTCGTACCAGCGGCTACCGCAGCACTCGCAGTCGCCCGAGCCGTCGAAGTAGAGGCCGATCCGCTCGGCCAGGTAGTTCGCGTGCCTCGCGTCGTCCGCCTCGATGATCACGTGGTGGGTGATCCCGGCGTCCGCGTCGTAGGCGAACGAGCCACCGGAGTTGTTCTGGTTGAACTCGAAGAAGGGCACTGTCTGGGTTCCTCTCAGACGTAGTAGACGGTCTTGCCGACCAGCACAGCGCGGGCGGCAGAGAGCACGGGCTCGAAGGTCTCGGCATCCACGAAGGTGCCGCCCTTCCAGGGGTCGTAGATCGCTCGGCGGAGGTTCAGGCTCCAGGCCAGGGCCTTGCCCCGCCCCTCGCCGATCACGTCACCCACGACCCAGGCGTGAACGTTGCGCACACCCTCGCGGATGGCGCGTTGTCGGCCGGACTCGCTGACCTTGAACGTCGGCGCGTCCAGCTCGACCCAGGACACGTAGTCGATGCGCTTGCCGGGGATCTTCAGGGAGATCACGTCCGGCGTCTCCCCCGCCTTCAGGCGAGGCAGGTGCAGGTGAGCCCACGCTGTGCTCATGATCCGTTCCTCTCGGTGATGTCGGATGGTTCCGAGTGGGTGCCGAGGGCTCGAACCTCGGTGCCTGCCGGTCACCCTTGCCGCACTCAGGCAGCGGCCAGCTCAGGGACGAGCGGGATCGAGATCCCCTCGATGCGCACCTCCAGGTGCTCGGGACGGACGCACTGCTTGTGCTCGCAGGTGCGGAAGACTCGCGCCCCCTTGGGGAGCTGGCCGTCCTTGATCTCCCACATGACTCGCGCTGCGGTCGTCATGTACTTGCCCCACGATGCGATGGGGGTTCCGCTGTCGGTCGTCGTGCCGTCCCAGATCCAGTGGTCGGACGTGACCACGATCCGGTTCCAGAACCGCTCGACCTCGTTCGATCCCTCGACGGTCTGCCTCGGGGCACGCGGGGTCTTGGTGTACTCACGGATCGGACGGTCAGCGTCGACCGTGCCGTACTTGATCACGCGGCTGGCGTGCGTCCAGCAGATGTCGCTGGTGAGCTGCGCGTCGTTCTTGCACTGGACGCCGACCCGGTTCGTGACGGTGCACTTCACTGTGATCAGTTCCTCTCAGTCGAGGTCGCTCCTCTGCGACCAGTGGGTGCCTGGGCCTCGAACCCAGGTGGCTGCCGGTCACCCTGTGCGAAGGTTGCACACTCAGGGTGTGGCCAAGACCTCGCCGGTCTCGGAGATCCACCCCTCGTTGATCAGGGCCTGGGCGGTACGCCCGTAGCTGCCCTGGAGGGACCAGGCGAAGCCGCTCTTGACCAGCCGACCGAACAGGTCCAGCGTCTCGGCGTCGTCCAGGTTGCCCGACTCGTAGTCGATCAGCTCGACCACCAGGTTGCCCATCTTGCTCATGATCAGTTCTCCTCGTTCTCGAAGGACTCGATGATCTCTTCGGTCAGCACCTCGGCCAGCCGCCAGGCGATGTGGTAGAGGGCGATGCCGGGGATCTTGCTCAGGTCCCCAGCGTTCAGGTCGTGCGGCTCCAGGTCCTCGTTGTACCCGCCGAGGTCCACGAACTGCTTCCACACCTCGTTGGTGTAGATGCTCGGGGCCTGGTCGGCGATCACGCCGTACCCGTCGTGGTCTCGGATGTCCTCCGCCGAGTCCTTCACGGTCCACCCGTTGTTGACCCGCCACTCGATCTCTTCGAGCAGGGAGTCCCGCACCTGGATCAGGAACAGGGCACCCGCGCTGCGGTGGTCGTCCGGGCTCAGCGTGTCGGCGTCACTCGCCAGGGAGTACGCGCCGCGCTGCTTGATGCTCTCGATGATGTCCATCGGTGTCTCCTCTCGGGAGGGTGCCGTCTGCACCCAGTGGGAGCCGGGGACTCGAACCCCGGTGTCTGCCGGTCTCCCTTGCGGACAGTGCGAAGGTACCACACTGTGCGCAGGTTGCACAACTCAGCCGTACCGAACCTCATCGAAGCAGGCGACCTGGATGATCACGTCAGCCGCTCCCGCGTCGATGTGACCGGCGTCGATGCCGTCGCGCTCCGTCCGGTCTCGCCAGGAGTCCAGGATGTACCCGTGCAGCTCGCGGTTCACGTACCGCTGATCGAGGTCGAGCAGTCGAGCGTAGGCCGCTGCGATCTCGTCGCGGCTGAGGTAGAACACCTCGTACACGTCCCGGTCGTCGCCGACCCAGGTGTCGTGCTCGCCCTCCACGATGGTGTACTGCTTGCCCTCGGGCAGCGCCTCGAACTCGGCGTCGCTCGGCTGGATCGCCCAGTACGTGATCCCGCCGTAGCTCGCGGTGTCCACGATGTCCTGGACGTTCTCGTCGGTCAGGGTGTTCGCGATCTTCTGGTAGTCCACGATCAGTTCCTCTCGGGGATCAGGCAGCGACCGGCTGGGCGGCCTTGTTGGCGCGGATCTGCTTGCGACGCAGGGTCTCCGCCTTGTCCTTGCGACGCGAGTCGCGCTTGACGGAGCGGGTCTCGGTGTCACGGATCTTGCGCACGGTGGTCCTCCTCGGACTCTGTAGGGACGGACACTCCTCCGGTGTCCAGTGGGTGCCAGGGACTCGAACCCTGGTGTGTGCCGCTCACCCTTGCGGTCAGGCCGCGATGATGATCACGAACAGTTCGAGCTGGTCGGGGTTGTACCCCAGGTAGTTCCAGCGGTAGACCTCAGTCGCCCGCTCCAGGAAGTAGGCGTCCCGGTACTCGTCGTAGATGTCAGCGACCGCGTCCCAGCTCACCTCAGCGTTGCCCTCGTACCCGAACAGGTCAGACAGGGCGGACTCCGAGAAGATCCGGTTCTCGATCTCCGTGATGTCCTCGATCGAGTCCTCGGGGTGCGACCGCTGCGCCTCCTCGATCGCCTCCTTGGAGTTCTCCTCGAAGCGCTCCCACTCCCGCTCGGAGAAGTCGGTCTCGTCCAGGATGGGGTAGTCCTTCAGGGCCTCCTGGATCTCCACAGCCTCGATGAACGCGGCCGTGAAGTCTCGCGGGTGGTCCTCGAACTCGATGCGCAGCAGCTCGGCCAGGAAGGCACCCTCCAGGGCTTCCTTGTGCTCGGCGCAGAACCCCTCCGAGTCGTACGAGGCGAGCGTGTAGGTAGCCAGGTACTCCGACTCCTCCTCGCACCCGATCGTGCTGCACTCGGGCCGGGTCTCGTACACCTGCACCCAGACCTGGGACAGGCTGCCCACGAGCCAGTGACCCGCCGTGCCCTCGAAGACATGCTCGTCCTCGGTCGCGGCACCCTCGATCAGGGCCTTCGCGCTGTGGTAGTTGGACTCCTCCAGGATGTCGTCACCCCGGTCCGCCCAGCCGATCACCGGGGCGTGAGTCGTGTAGCACCGGTCATCCCAGAAGGCAGCGTCGCTAGGACGCTCCAGGGCGTTGTCCGCGTACTCCTGCACGGTGTCGATGTCGACGTTCACGGTCGTCTCCTCTTGGGACCAGACAGGCCCCTTGCAGTAGGTGCACTTCTCCGCAGCGTCGCCGGAGTTCGTCTCCCGCTCGTAGGAGCTGAAGTCGACGCAGGTCCAGCATCGGAAGTCGCTGCCTCGCACTACTCCGCCGATCATCTGCGGTTCCTCTCAGGAAGGCTCACCCCCGATGGGGAGCCGAGTGCGCGCCTGGGACTCGAACCCAGGTGTCTGCCGGTCGCGCTGCACTGCGAAGGTAGCACACTCAGTGTGCAGGTGTCACGAGGTCTCGCGGAAGCCGTCGAAGCAGTGGATGTACGACGTGTCCCCGACCTTGGCGTAGCAGAGTCGGTGACCCCACACCACGCCCCAGTAGTCCCATCCGGCCTTCTTCTTGGCCAGGACGAACGCCTTGCGCTTCACCGGGTCGTTCAGCTTCGGGTCGAGGTACGTGACCTTCCCGGCCTTGTCGACCCAGTACGAGTAACCTCCGCCGTTACCCTGGCGTCCCGCGTCCCAGAAGCAGTTCTTCGACTCAGAGTCGTCGTTCGGGCACGGAGTGGTAGGCAGCTTGGGCGCAACGGCGACCGCCTTCGGCGGAACCGGCTGCGGAGCAGCCGCTGCGTCACGCTCCGTCGAGTCGACCACCGCACCCGCCAGGGCGAGGATGGCGAACCCGATCATCAGGCGCTTGAACCACTTCTTCATCTTGCACTCCTCCTGTGTTCTTCGGGTGTGCCCCAGTACCAGGGGCACCCCTTGCATCGTGGTGGGAACCGGTAGCTGACTACCGGCGTCACTTGCCGAAGCGGGCCGACAGAGCCCGCAGGTCGTTACGACGCAGTCCCGCGTTGATCTCGGCAGCCTTGCGGCCAGCGGCGATGGTCTTGGCGGTCTTGTCCAGGGAGACAGACATGATCGTTCCTCTCGTAGAGAGTCCCCGTGTGGGACTCAGTGCGTGCCAGGGACTCGAACCCTGGGGTCTGCCAGTCACGCTCGCATCTCTGCGAAGGTTACACACTCAGTGCCATGAACACAACGTCGGGTTCCCCCGCCGTCCAGTTCGGGACACGGTGCGTCTCGGCGAAGCCGAACCGCTTGTAGTACGTCGGCAGGAAGCCGTCGAAGCAGTCGAGCTTGTGTGCGCCCTTGAACAGTACGGCGTCCCAGATCAGGGACTCACCCCGACCCTTGACCAGCGAGAACACCCCGACCAGGGTGCCGTCACCGGCCACGCCGTACCCGCTCTGCGCATCTTCCGTGAGGAAGAAGCGGTACGAGCTGGGCATCTCGTCCGGGCTGGAAGTCGCATCGGCGATCCGCTCGCTCACGCTGCGAGCGTGGCGGAGGGCGACGGCGAAGGTGTTCCAGTCCACAGGCTTGATGATCATCGGGATCTCCTCTTGCGAAGGTTGCACACTGACTGTGTGCAGTGCCTCCCGGTGCCTTCGATGCGTACGGCCTACCCTGTAGGGGTTACCGTCCGGGAGGCTTCCCGATCGTGCAAGTTCCACTGTTGAGTTCTCAAGGAGCTGGTGCTGCCTTTGTACTACCCGTCTCCGGGGTTCCTCCGGGCCGTTCCGTTCTGTGTTGCCTTCACTCTACCAGACTCACTCGGCGGTGTCAACTCTTCGCTGTGTCCTGGTGTTCTCGGCTGTGCAAGCTGCGACGGTGGGAGGCTGTTACCCGACGTTGTGGTTCATGAACCGGCCACGTTGTCATCGCCGGTCACCCGTCCCTGTCGCTTGCTTGCGTTGCCAAGGTAGCACACCTGGTTCGCTGTGTCAAGCTGACCCGCTGTTGAGTTGGTGAAGATCGAGCACTCTGTGGTGCGTGGTTCCCACTGTACCCGAAGGTGTGTGGGTTGTGCAAGTCCCGATCTCTCGGGGTTCCTGCGGTGTCCCGTGGTGGCGACAGGCAGAACATTGCCACACGTTCACACCTGGTGTCAAGCCGAGCGGTGTCTTGCCTGGTCAGAGGCCGTGTGCGCCCGTCTCGCGGCCTGTCTCGCAAGCGCTGATGTCCTCGGGCCAGAGAGGCAGCCGGGCGCGCGAGGGTAGCCGTTCTGTGCGCTGTGCGCAAGCCTCAGCCGTGACGCGCGAGGGTACGCGACGCCGTGCCGAGACGCAACGTGACGTGCGACACCTTGACAGACCTGGGGAGGGTGGGGTACCACCCCCGTGCGCGCGAGCCCGCACCGGCCAGTCAT